CTATATCATAATCTCCTCTTTCATGCACATGACCAAAAAATTTATTGGAGCAATATGTTCGTCAACTTTGCATAAGAAACTTCCATTTGATCCATCATGTAAATGTAGTTTATGACTATAAGTCATTAATAGTGGATAATGAGAAATAAACAAATCTGGTTTAAACTCTTTAATATCTTCATATGATTTCATATCCATACTGTTTAAGTCGTTTACTTTATTTGGGATATATCTACTATCATTCATAAAACCATTATAGAAACTAATCTCTTCTTCTGTATTAGGCTTACTCGTCATTGTACAACCAGCAATTCTTAAACCTTTGTATATATCAGTAACCTTGTTAACAGCACTATGTAATAATACTACACGCTCATTATCTGCCAACATATCATTTAATTCTATAATTCTATTTAAACTATTAGCCTTGTATCTTCTCATTTGTGTTTTACTAATTAAATAGTAATCATGATTTCCTAACACAACATATACTTTATTGAAATACTTTGAGAATACTTCAATAGTTAACTTACTAATACTATTGTGATGTGAAATATCTCCAGCAATCACTAAAATCTCAGCTTCTAAACATTCTTTTTCACTTTTAGAGAATATAGTATTAATAAATTCTTCTATCTTTTTTCTGTTTTTATGTTCGTTATTATTAAATTTTATCCAGCTATCAATATGTAAATCATTTAAATATGCTATTTTCATATTTTATTCGTTCTCCTGTATAAAATTTTCATTTAATATTTGTTTTAAATATTGCAATATATGTTTACTAATATATTTCTTGCTTTTATGTTTAACTTTAGGTATCGCTCGCTCTAATAATAATTCTATATTTGTATTAATATAATCAGTGGTATAACCAATAATAAGAAATTCTAATTCTCCTTTTGTTCCCAAAAAGTCCATGTATAATGGGTATTTGAATTCACTTATATGAACACGCTTGGTTACGTTTGTTACACGTACTTCTATCGTCTCTTTTTTGTAATTTTTAACGTTGATCGTTATCAAATGCTTAATGTATGTATGATTTTTATAAAAATCTTCTAAACTTTTAAAATGGTCTATTTTTCTATATTCTAATTCATATCCTTCATTAGTAACTGTTTCAGAAATTTCTTTTGCAATTTTCTTACTGTCCACATATCCAAGAACTTCATTTCGTTCTTCCTCACTGTTTGATAACTCTATAAGATACATAATTTCCTCCTTAAATAATAGGTATCAAGCCACAACTTGATACCCTTATTTTTAATTACATGCGTTTTTTAGCGTAATCACTATATTTAATTGTCTTATCTAATGGATATTTTGCTTGAGAATAAAACATTATAGCTAAAGCAACAATTGGTGAAACCATAACTAGATGTTCATAATTAAATAAAAATCTGATTAAATCAATAATATTATCTAAAGCCATGACACTTAAAACTAATACTCCAGCGATCACAATAAATAAAGAGAACTTATAAAATAAACTTTCCTCATTCATAATTTTTGAAATAAACTTAATTACCTTTTTCATCTTCTGCCACTACCTCTCCTAATCTATTAAATACGTTTTCTAGTGCTTTATAACGTGTTTGCAAATTGTCATATTTATTTTCTAAAGCCTTGATATATTCCTCTTGAAGCTTCATTCTCTTATCTTTTAAACTTTCTGTTGCTTGGTCTAATGTTTGAATAATAAAAGAAGACACATAAGTTATAAATAAATAAATTACTGTTACTGCAAAAACAATTTTTAAATAAGTGTCTAAATCATATAACCAAAAATTAACTATAAATATAATTGACGCAGTTATTACTGATAAAGCTAAAACTAAATATGTATCTCTTTTTCTATACTTAACTTCTTTATATTTTATTCTTTCAATAATTCTCATTAGTGATCCAGTAAACTCATAAGTAATAATCACAATACTCAAAAACTCTAATATTTCTAACAATATTTAACCATCCTTTTATTATATGTTATTTCTTTCGTAAAGGATAAAGGCATTATTTACAATGCCTTTTGATCCAATCTGCAATATCTTCAAGTGTAAGAGTTTTATCCTCTACCACTTTTAAAGTAAATTGTACCGCTTCGTCTTGAGTACAATTAAAATTAATCTTATTTAACTTCAAGAAAATAACCATAGATGTAAAAGCTGTTCTCTTATTCGCATTAAAGAATGCATGTTTTTGAGCTATATTTCTGTATATAAAAGCCGCTTTTCTCTCGATTGTTTCATATAGTTCAACTCCACCAAATGATTGTTTAACTCCTTCAATAGTAGCATTAAGAACCTCTGGAACTTTAACACCAACTTGTTCTTTAGGTGAGAGTTCTTGAATTGCTTTTACATTAATGGCAATTACTTGTTTTTCAGTTAAATATTTAATGTTTTGCATTATATGTCAACCAACTTTCTCAGAGCTTGGTTATACTCAGTGAATGTTTCATCCAACAATTTGAAAAACTCTTCGTCTTCGTTTACCTCCTTTTCAATGGTTACTTTATTATCTTCAATATTAAATTTAAGATTGTCACCATTTGTAACTCCGAGTGCTGCGATCACTTCTGTTGGTACAGAAACAACTGAACTATTGCCAGCTCTTCTTAGTTTTCTTGTAGTAACCATTTGCAGACCTCCCTTAATTTTCCTTTTTTTATTCCTACTATTTTTCTAATTTTCCATTTACATATCAGTGTTCTATTCTTCATCCAGATTCCTTTACTTTTCATGTTTCAGTCACATTAATATGCAAATGATTAACTACAAATATAAGTATACATGTATATACATATATACACAACTATTTTCTTAGAATTTTTTCTATAAATTCGATCAACTCATCAAAACTAATTGCAATTTTACCAGTAAAATCATAATCAACGTTGATATGATAACCTGTTTCCATAAAGTCAGAATGAATATGACCATGAATATTATATAAATTTTTTCTTCCAATTAAAGTTGGATAGTGGCTTAAATAATATCTAACTCCATCACGTTTAATCATATCTGCATACTTAACGGTAATACCTTCTTGTTCAAACAACTTAATCATTTTTCTATGATCGTGATTACCAGCAATCAAAATCATCTTTTTATAATTTAATTGCTTTAATATTCTCTTAACATCTTTTGGTTTCATATTAAAAAAGAAATCTCCAATATTATAAACTATATCGTCTTTAGTGATTGTTTCATTCCATAGCTTAATTAAACCTTCATTCATCTCTTCAACTGAATTCCAATACTTTCCTCGTGTCTCTTTTTCATATTCCAAAATATTTGAGTGACCAAAATGTAAATCTCCTACAAAGTAAATCATTATTTATCCTCACTTTCTTTTGGAAATTTGTAAGGGTTTGAAATAAACTTACTATTTATTTCTTTCAGTTCTTCTTCTCTTATATTTAAATCGGTGTATAAATAATCACTTATGTAACCTAGTAATTTTCCAATAGTCTCACTAAATTTATTAGTGTAGTTATTAGAATTGATATGTATATTTCCTTCATTGTTTAATACTGAATTCTTACTTAGAGGTTCAAAATCTATCAAAGTATTTCCAGCATTTAGATAACAAATCTCAATTTTCGGTTTGTTAGTATCATAATAAGCAGAAAAAATTAATGAATAACCATTGTGAGAAATTACTTTTCCTTTAGAATTTGTTTTATTATAGAATTCTTTATCATTTAATTCCTTAATCTTATTCATCAATGTCTTTAATGGTTTTTGTTGTTCTTCTTCATACTGTAATTTCGATGTAACATATTTTTCCAAGCGTGCTGCACACTTATCAAAGCTCACTTTACTTCTAGCAGAAGTAAATAACCTACGCTTTTTATTAAATAAATCTATTGTGTAATTAACTTCTATATGATCCTCTTGACATCTTCTCAATTCACTTTCTTGGACAACAAAACCTTGCTCAATTAATTTTAGTGTTTCTTTTCCATAATTTATTTTCTCCATTATCCAACCAACTCTCCCACTATTTTTTCGCACTTACTTTCAATCAATGGTCTAACTTCATTCTCTTCTGAGTCGGCTAACTCTATTGGAATTTGATCAAATAAATCGTAAATTTTTCTAATTAATGATAACTCTTTTGAGTCATCTTCATATTGTTCAAAGTAGAGGATAGCTTCTAACGTTCTATCTTCTTCTAATAGTGTATAACTAGGTTCAAATTCACCATGTTTGAATATACCTCTAACCTTACTAAAAGAAATTATATATCCGTTTTCCTTAGTAAAAACATAATTAATTTTAGTTAAACGATTACTCATCATTTCCAACCTCCAACTCAATTAATGGTAATTCAATATCTCTATAAACTGCCCCAACATCGCATAACAACACATCATTATGCTCTTCAACTGTTCCTGTGATCGTTGGTGTGTGTCCACATACATGAATATATCCGTCATTTCTTTCCGCAAAATCTCTTGACCACAACAACTCATTAACTGTTTGCTTTCTCACATCTTTATAATGAATGCCACCAGAATGAGTAAATATGTATTTTCCTTCTCGATGATATAATTTTGAATTACACATAAGGATATCAAATTTTCTATACTCTTCTGTTTTCTTCAAAGCTTTTACTTCTTCTACAAACTTTTTAAAGTATTCTGTATAAAACATTTGATTATCTTCTTCAAAAGACTTGAGCGGTTTCGTATCTATTTGATAGGCTTCAAGTGTTTCAATACAGTATCTTGCAAACCACTCGACACCATATATATCTAGAGTTTCAATACTTCTCATTGACTCCCAGAAAGCCATATCATGATTACCTAATAAAGTAATAATATTGTCGTCATTAGATTTCAAATTAAATATATAATTAATTACTCTATTCGACTGTTTACCACGATCAATGTAATCTCCTAAAAAAATAATTAAGTCATCATTAGTACGTTTATCCAATATCTTGTCCATCAACCTAAGTAATTTATCATATTCCCCGTGAATATCTGGAACTACAAATACTTTTCTAGTCATCAATACTTCACTCCTGTCGCAAAGTATTCTTCAAATTCATCTTTATCTGTAACTTCTTTAACATCATTATATTTTAAAATTTGAGCAATTCTTCTAGAAGCGTCTTCTAAATCTAACGTTAAGTCATTATAAATACCATGTTGATGAAACTCTTTCATTCTTTTCCATAGCATATCGCTTACCATCTTTAATGAAACGCCACCATTTGTTAATTCAGCCATGTTATTTCTCCTCTCTTATTTACATTCCTACGTGATATTCTCCTTCATGTACTAATACTGAAATCTTTTCATCTGAATATGTATTAAGGTAATCAATCAGTTGTTGTAATTCTGTCTCTCCAGTGATTTTTGTTACCTGTCTTATTACTTCAGCAAACGTTTTATAATCAAATTCTATGTTAAATGCATTACTCATTATCTTCATACCCTTTCGTTAATGCTTTATTATGAGCTTGCACTTCAACCTTGATTAAATTACCTGTTGTGATTAAATTTTGAATTAAGTATGAAAACTGATCAATTTCAGATTGAGTGAATTCAATTTGATATGTATTACTATTTTTACAACCGAAGAAAATTTCTCCACGATTATGTTTATTAGTTGGACGTGTTGATAAATTTAAATAACCTTTATACTTAGGTAAACATCCTAAAATTAAGTAATATTTTTTCTCTTCTTTTCTTTCTTCAATAGGAGTTTTTGAATATGAAAGAAGTGCTTCTGTTAATAAATTTTTCTTATCAATACTTAAATCATCAAAATCTATATAATTCGTACTAAATTTAAAAACATCTGTTTTACTTACAACGCCATAAACTTCATTTTCATCTTCATTTGTAATATAAAGCTGTTCTTTTCTACCTGATGAATAATAAGGATATATCACATTTTCTTCTACTAAATATAAATTTATTTCTTTTAATTTCTCTTTAAATTCTGTTGTTTTCATTTTTCTCTCCTATTTTATAAAAGTCTTCTGTTTCCTAATGAAGCTAAAATATTTAACGCTTCACGTTTTAATTGCATTTCTCTTTCAATCTCTAGTGCTTTAAGTTCTTCATATGTATGTTCTCTTTCAAAACCAATAATAAATTTTCTACCATTGGTTTCATGGCAGCGATAATCTAAAACATTATCTCCATTATATTTAAGTATTTCGTCAACTATTTGATTGATGACTGTATCATCCAATTTAGCGTAGTCAATTATAAATTTATGGTCTTCGATTATTTTCATATTTTATTCCCTCTCAAGATAAAATTCAGATTTTATTCAAATGTAAGTGATCTGTTTTCACAAAATCGACTGGAATTTCGACTTCATCATTTGCTTCTAGGTACACTAATAAACTTTCTACTGCTTTCTTTACTAATGCTAATGCGGTTACAAACATAACTAGTTTAATTAAATTCTTCATAATTGTTTTTCTCTCATTTCTTTATAAAATTTATCTACATCAATACTAAAATCTTCTTCAATTTTTTTAATAATATCCAAAGCATTTTGATCTACTTGTTCTTTTAACATTCTTCATGCGTCATACATCATATTAGTATCACTATATTCATCAATCATGGTGAAGAAATCTTCTGATTTCATAAATATACTTTCTTGATCATCATCAGAAAATGGAGTAAAATCTGACGTAATTTGACAAGCGTCTTGTGATTGATACCAAAAGTCTACATCATAAGCCATACAATTTCTCCTTCACTATTTTAATCTGCCATTCTCTACATCTAACATTGTTTCTCTGAGCATTAATGCTGCTCTTTGAATTCTCGCTTTCGATACTCTTTCGTAAGAATAAGATAAATTAGGTTGTACTTCTTTTCTTTTTTCTAATAATCTTAAATACTCTTTCGTTAACATAATTAAAATATCTATTGGTTGTTGCATTTTACTTCCTCCTCAAGTCTATCCTCATAAATTTTTATTACTTTATTAATCTGCACAACCGCTTTATTAAGCTTTATGATTTCTTCAGTATTCATATAAGGTTTCGTCATACTAATGAAATCAACTGAAGCGTCTAAATTCGATAATATTTTGTCGATTTCCATAACCTATATCTCTCTAATTATTTTCGTATTTCTCTTTTAGCTCTAAATATCTTTTATACTCTAATTCCTTTTGATATTTCTCTTCAACTTCTTTATATTTATTATGTTTGAAATCTTCATATTCTTTTAAAGCTTCTTGATCAATAAAAGGTAATTTCTCTTTTGTGAAGCTTCCTTCAAATCTGATTTCATCTCTAATAAATTTATGTATAAAGTCTTCTTCACTTAAATATGCTCTCTGCATAGCGTCAATATCTAATAAATCGCATTCTTCTTTCATATATTCATCTACACCTAAGCAATAAGTAACTATCTTCTTACTCTTTGTTACTAAAATAATTGCTGGTAAACCTAATTCAGTATTCACACTTAACGCTGCATAAAAGATGTGATCAATTGTTTCTCCTTCAATATTTGAAATTAGTGGTTCATATGTATATTCTGGTTTAAATACTTTATTTTCCAACTCTTTTTGAATTTGATATGCTGACTTCATATTAATTCTCTCCCTCATATTTTCTTGTATTCCAAGCTTTTACTAACTTACTTACTCTATCAGTGTCCATGTAAAGAAAAGTAGATGGTTGTAACTTACATTTGCTATTTGAACACTCGATCAAAGCTTTCTTAAAAGAGTAACGTATTCGTGCTTCTCCGTTACAAAATGGACATGGTTTTAATAACATTTGTTTCAACACTCCAATTCATTCAGTATGCTTTGACTAAGAACTTTACTCCCTACTGCAAAACGATAATCTTTTCTTATATTTTCATTCTTATTCAAAAGGTAAATTTCAAACGGGTTAACCTTCAAGTTAGATACTTCTCCAAACACGTTATCCATATCAAATTGTTTATTTTGATTTAATTCATTTACTTTCATACATAACTTCTCCAACTAGAATTGACTAAAAGTCTTGTTTCAACTCTTAAAATTAAATTCTTTAATTCAGTCAAAGTTTCAAACTTTTGTATGTCCGTCAGTTCTTCATCTTCTACTAAATTTTTCAATAGTTTGCAGCTTGTTTTATAATTCGAAGAACTGTTCTCAAGCTCTTCAGTCAAGAAACTATCTACTATATCTAAAGCTTTTTTATATGCTGCCACTAAGTTATTCCTCCTCAAAACCTTTCGTTTCAATCTCAACACTTTTTAAAAACTTATCTATTTGTTCTCTGATTTCTTTTCCACTAAGGTTATTAGGTTCATGTAATGTATGTGCCTTAACAATATTTAATTCAAATATTACACTAACAAATAAATCTGTTAACTCTTTTATCTTTTTACAAGCTTCATTATCTAAATTTGTTTCTCGATGAAATCTAATACCTTTTGTTAAAATATCTTTCGTCATATTAACGTCTAGTTTAATTTCCATTTTTACTCTCCCTTATATATTGTTCTAATTGCTCTTCCAAACCTTCCATCTGTTGCATGATCCCACACCATGCGTCCAATTCAGTTAAAGCATAATCATCTAAACCACTAATATTATCAGCTTTTTCGTAATCTCTAATCTGCATAGACAAACCATTTCTCAAGCTCATCCACATCTGTTTGTAATTTTTCATTTTATAACCTCTCTCTTTTTATTCTTTTGTCTTAGGATAATATTTATCATATTCACTAAAATAAGTTTGTAACCATTCTAATCTAATATTAGTTTCTTTTAGCTCAATATCTGATAAGAATGTGAGTAACTGAGTTATCTCTCCTAATAGAATTGCTGCTTCAATTGTTTCATTCATTTGTTTACTTCTTTTACTTAGCTTCCATGTTACTAACATATGCATTCTCTCTAGCTTATTAGAAACATTATATAGTAATTCTTGTTTGTTCATAGTCTTTTCTCCTTATGTATTTTACAATTGGTTACAATCTTATATATGTTTTAATCAATATTACTAACGTACTCGTTCCAATCTCTTATGATAAAAAGGTAGAAGATCATAGAAAAATCTGGCCTCTGTTTTGTAATAAAAATATTTCTTATGATACTTACCATTATTATCTAGCCATACTACATTCCATTCACTCATGCTAAATGTATCTGTAAGCCCTCTAATTATTCCTAACATTTTCCAACACCTCATATTTCTTTTTATATGTTATTTCTAATTATGTTTAGTAATTTGATTAATTACATCTTTCATAGTTTTATCTTTTAGTTCATCAGACGTATATACTTTCATATCATGTGTTTCTACTTTAAGTGTCTCCTCATCATGATCAATATATATCTCTAATGATCCATCTTTAAGATGAAACACTAGTTTATCTTCACTGATATCCATTCCTTTGTCAGATAATTTCTTTAAAGCTTGATTAATAAAATTTGGTTTACTCATTATATTTCTCTCCTATACAACTTATTCTTTATTGTTTTCCTCTAGTTCAGTAATTCTATCTTCAATAAACATCATTACATCTTCATCAGAATACAAATCGCTGTTTTTGTAAACTTCAATGATTTTATCTAACACTTCAGCTTTAAATTTAAATTCTTTTGCTTCTTTTAATAGTTTTTCGTGCTTTTCTTGAAGCTGATCTACTTCATTTTCTAATTGAATTCGTCTTCCTAATAATTTATCCAATATTATTACTCCTCTTTATTCCACTTTGAGTTCTCTTTAAGAAGTCCAGATTTCTTCAACTCCTCATTTAAACAACGTTCATTTTCAAACCAGACTTTCGCTAAATATCTACCAAACGAGTCACTTTTATGTGACTGAATATAAATATCTTTATTTTCTACACAACTTCTAGTAAACTGTGTTGCTTCCTTATAATTTGTTTGACTTCTCTCTGGAGTATCAACTCCAAGCAATCTCACTCTACGTTTTCCATATGTATTAAAACCAAAATCAATTACAATATCTAAAGTATCTCCATCTATTACTTTCGTGCATTTAGCTTTATATGTATAAAGGTGTTCTCCTACTTTCAACTTTCTCCCTCCAACAAATGCGGTGTCTCGTAAATATTCCCCACCACTTCAGCATGTTTAATTACTGCTCTCGGCTTTAAATCTCCAATCACAAATGCCATTTCTTCTTCAATATATTCAACTACATATAAACCATTGATATCCATTCCTACTTTAATATTTAAATTATCAATATCTTTTGTCTGTAAAGGATGATTATCGACTTTAACAATATCTCCTTGATAAATAGGTTGACCATTTTTATCAGTCTGAGCTGTTGGATATAACAATTTAAAATTTCTAACTAAAACTTTTTTCTCTCCATAAATTGAACCATCATTTGCTCTGATCCATTCGTCCTCAATATGTAAACTTTGAACAAACCACATTCTTTTCTCTTCTTCATCCCAAACCTTCATTGGTAACATTTTTTATTCCCTCTCTTCTCAATTTAATATATGTATTTACTATTCTTTTAGTTGATCAATATGTGCTTTTACTTCTTGAGGTGTCAAACCTTCTTTTGCTGGAACCCACGCTAACGTTCCATGACCACCAAAATGAGCAACTGTTTTTCCATTTGAAATAAACCATTCTGCTGCTGCACGCATTACATCATTAGTAGCTATACGTCTATTGTTTGTGTCCATCGCTCCATCATCTTTTGTACGTGTCATGTAAATATCTCCAGTTATCGCTGCTACAACTAATTCTATATTTTCATATGCCATAATTATTTCACCAATTCTCCTTTTTTCCATACTAATGTTAAATTTGTATCGTCTTCCATAAGATAAACAGTATCTTCTTTATTTAAATCAATGTTTTCTATTCTTTCGTTTATTAATATTTCTGGTAACGTTCCGTCATATAATGCTAGAATTTTAGGAAGTAAAGTCTCTTCAGTTATTTCTTCTTCAGTCTCTATAATAAAAACATCTTCACTACTAACGCTTTCATATAGTTGAACAATTCCATACTGATCGAAATACACTGTATCTAAACCCTTAATACTCTCATATCTCTTATCTTTGATGTTGTTGTCCCACGCCCAATTTATTAGTTCGTATAAATTCATTTCAATCTTTCTTTTTAGTTTAACCATAATTATTCACCTATAATTTTTCCATTTTTCCAAATCAAGATATGTTCTCCATCTTCTTTAACTAGATGAAATGTTTTTACTAATGAAATAACTTCATCATCTAAAACTTCTTTAATACTTGTGTTTTCATAAATCTCTGAGTAAGTATTAGTTTCCGTGAAATTAGTATAGACTTGTAATAATACTGGTATAACTGTATTTTCACTAATTACCTCTTCAGTTTCTACAATAAAAATATCTTTATCTGTAACACCTTCATCAATTCTTACGCCATGTCCATCGGTACTAAATTGAACAGAACTTCTTTCCATAGTGCCTAATCTTGTTTCGGAAATAAAAGTTTTACTTTCAACTTTTTTTGTATTATTGAAACCCCACTCAATCAATTCTGGTAATGTCATTTCCTTTTTAGTTACTACTTTTTGCATAATATGTATCACTCCTATTTATTTTTAAAATACCTCTTATATGAATAAGGTAGACAATCGTGAAAGTATTTCGCTTTTGCTTTACTGGTAAAAACTTCTTCATGTAATATCATTGTTTGATCATCTAAGTAAATCACCTTATATTTCATTTAATCACCTTTTATATGTTATTTCTTTAGTCTTCATATAATTCTTTAATTTTAATTGTTAACCTCAAAAAATCATAATCATTCTCTATATCATATGGTAAATCAATTTCTTCCATCACATTTTCAACTAATGAAACTGAAGGTGGATCATCAAAACCATAATTTCCCCAACTAACCGTTACTTCTTTTTCGCAACCGGCAATTTCTTCTTTAATTTCTCCTACAATTTTTTGTTTAACCTCGTTATATTTATTTAAGCCTTTAGAATGTGCATACTCTCTTAAATCATCTTTGATACTCATCTTTATTTCCTCCTAATTGTTTATCTTAGTCGCACTAAGTAAACTTTTTAATTTTGTTTTTCATCTTCAAGTAATGACCAAGCAAACTCTAAAGATTGTATTCTCATATAATTTTTGCTTCCTACTTCATATTTATTTTCTTTTTCTAACATCTCATGAATAGCTTGTTTAGCCTCATCATGCATTAAAATAACGTCCATTATTTCCATATGATCACTCCTATTTAACAAAACCTTCAGTATTTATAAACTCTGTTAAAGCACTATCACTCATTAATGCCATATCAATAATGTAAAAGTCTTCTCCATTTTTCATAATATCAATTGAATATTGACCTTCTAAATCAATGTTTTCAATTAATTTACTGATTTCTTTTTGCAGTTTGTTTACATGTTTATTGTATTCATAGTTTAACTTTTCTTCTTGTGATAAATAAGTGAGATAGTCTCTTCTCATTTGTTCATCACTCATACGTTTTAAATGATTTTTCAGTAGAACTGGGTGCCAGTATGGTGCAGTACCTATAACTTCATTTGTATCAAAATCAACAAATGTACGATATTCTGTTCTAAGTGGCATTCCATTATAAATTGTAGGGTTTTCTTCTACGTCTTCTATGTATTCTCTTGCTACAATATCAACACTCATTCCCGCTCCAACTTCCATAGCAAAATTGTTGATCACTTGGAAATACTCTCCCATCTCTAATGGTTCAGTACATCTTGCATTATGATATTGAAACTTCGAACTAAATGTTCCTGTTTTTATAAAATATGTTTTATCTTCTTCCAACTCTAATAACTTAAATATTATTTGATTAAAAATTTCTCGTGACTCTTGAGTAGTGTCTTGATAATCTAATCTAATAAATTGAGCTAACTCTACTGGTAATCTCTCTACTTTTGTTTTAGGTACTTTGAAGAAATCTTGTTGATCAATTGCTTGTTTAAGTTTAGGAAACCAATTGTAAAGTGAGTTTTTATTATCACAAAACTCTTCATACAATTCATCATCTAATGAAGCAACTGATTTCATTCTGGAAGATAAATGATAGAACTTTTCTTCTCCTGTATTTTTATATCGCTCTTCCATCTCTCTCATCATTTCTCTAAATTCTGCGTCCATACCATACTGTTGCGATGTTCCTCTTGCAAATTGGATCGGCATTTCTTTTAGTAATGAATGTTGTTGCTTTAGTTCTTTTTGATTTTCAGATTGAAATAGCTGCAATTCTTGTTTTGTAGGATAATAGCCCACTTTAACCGCCTCCTTTTCTTAACTACGTTTATTATATTTTATTTCTTTTTAGACTTCAATACTTTTTTGATTTTTTATAATTTATTTTTAATACCTATATTCACCTCCATTTATTGATTTTATATTCTGCATATTATACAATTGTATAGGCTTTTCTCCTCTCGCATTTTATCCTCTTTTATTGTGTAGTTACTATTAAAAGTACATATAATGTGAGGCTTGCTCTGACTGATAACTTAACTGTTCTCAGTCTTTTTTATTTTGCTACTTTGACCTTTTTATCTGAATAATGTTTTCTTAAATTCCATTCATATTCTTCAATGGTATTATCCAAGTGCATTAAATAGATATTACTATTTTCAAATAATTCAACGATTTGCTCTAGATTTTCTAAAGAATTTTCATGAACTGGACTATTATTTAATGAGAAATCAAGATAAATGCTACTTACATTTTTATAAATCATACTAATAAACATTTCTTTTAAGTCGTCATAATTGTTTATATCACCAGAATAAATCAATTGACGATCATTCTCTGTTTCTTCTAATACAACCGCAAATGCTTTCAATGTATCTACATGATTTACTTCATAAAATGTTATATTAATAATCTCATCTATATCTAAAGTATTATTATGATGGCTATGTATATTAAACATCTCATTGGTAACTCCACTAGCTAATAAGATTGTGATAAGTGAACTCTCAATTTCTTTGGCACAAAAGATATCCAATTTATTTCCTAAAGCAAAGTAACTGTATTCTACAAATGTACCGACACTACCAATGTGATCGGTATGTGTATGAGTAATGATTAAATTAATAGTTTTGCTTAAATCTAATTTTCTTCTTAGAATTTCATTAAATACTGTTGATCCACAGTCAATAATGTAGATACTATCGTCACTTTCAAAATACCCTGATGTGTTACCATACTCAACTGAGTTAAAAGCTGAGCCGAAACCTAACATTTCTAATTTAAAATCTTCCATAGTAATTTACCTCTTCTTTATAGTATCTTGTTGATTAGTAATTCTATAATTAGTATAAAGTAAACTTCTATAAAATACAATATGTTTTTATATTTTATTTCTTAATAAAAAAAGAGTGGTTTCCCCACTCTCTAAACTTTTAGACTATTAAATTCCGTATTTGAAGACTACTTTATTCAAAAAGTTAAATTATTAAAATGGTAACTCATCTTCACATAAATAATTCTCAACATGATCCTTTGCGTCACTAATTGAGTATTCTTCAATCATTAATTGAGGAGTATTCATCCCTCTAAATGAGTTTACACTCGCTGTGCAAATCAAGTCAAAGTACATAATATCTGGTGCAGTAACGATTTCATTCTTTTGTTCTTCTTTAAGGAAAAACTTAACACAATCAATTCCATTGACATTAATTTTCAGTGTATTACCAGTTTTACCAATTAATTTTATATTTTCTTTTCTAACTAAAATATTTTTTAAACGAATTAATGGTTCATCAATTCCATTACACCACATATCTTTATTGTTAGCTAAGGTATGAATAATATTGCTATCTAAGTTATTTGTCCATTGAAAGTCCGCTTCATACTCAATATCAGATAAGTTAACATCTATAAGTTCACTTTCAATAGCTTTTAAAACTTCTAAAGCGTCTGATACATGAAACTCTACACCAAAAGCATTGGCATGGCCTTTACAAGTGAATAAACCTGTATCAGTTAACATTTTATTTAAATCTGGAATAGGACTATTATTTATATTACGACCTGAACCTTTAAAGTATTCCCCTATTCTTTTAACCATTAGCACTGGTCTACCATATTCTCTAGCTAATTTCATAGCAATTAAACCATTTAAACCATTATTTTCAACAATACCAGTTGAATTAACAATTAAGATTTTATGCTTATCTGATCCTTTTTCTTTAATGCGTTCTTTAATCTTATCTAATACTTCATTTTCTTGTTTCTTTTGTCTACGTTTAACTGCCATAGCACGTAGATAGGCTTCTTCACTTATATGTAAGTCCATTTTCTTACGTTTATTATGTATAGTATAATCAAATTCGCACATACCATGAATTACTTGTGTTAACTCATCTTGTGTTCCCATTCTAAATACTGCATTGATTGTTGGTGCTACATTGAAACCAATATCTTTAGCATTTAAATCGACACCTTGCTCAAGATTACTACTTTTATTAATAATCATTTTTAACATTAAACTATCAATATTTTCTTTTCTTAAACCATCTCTCATCATATAGTATGCACCTAAATCATGAGCAAAGTTTGCCCTATCCGCAACTAAACCAATTGCAGCTAAGTCTTTTAAGTTTACTGTTAAATCTGTTCCTAAAAGCTCACAATAAGCTACACAGAATAAATATGTCATTGCTGAACCAGTTAAAGCTTTGTTTTCAAATTCATCACTTAATTGGTTGTTTATAATAATAGCTTTACTATCTTTGTTTTTTGGTGCTAAGTGATGATCAATAACTAATGTATTAATACCTTTATTATATAATTCTTCGTGTTGCTCAAAGTCTGAAGACGCTGAGTCTGGAGTAATCAATATATCCCCACTTGTCATTCCATGTTCTAATACTCTTTCAATATTAATACCATGAGACTTATTTAGTGGAGGAATAACAATAATACGCTCTTTATCAAATTGTAACTGTTTAGTTAAGAATTTATACATTATTGAGCCACTAGCTAAACCATCTTGGTCAGCGTCAATTAATATACCAATCTTAGCATTGTCATCATCAATCTTACTCTTTAACGATTTAACGCCTTCTTCAATATCTTCTAATTTCTTCCAATCTGGTTGCAATTCTTCAGTTGGGCTTATATATTTCTCATAATCTTCTTCCTTAATACCTCTATTAGATAAAATATACTCAAGAGGATCAAGGTTCGGAGTATACTCTCCTTTAAGCTTTACTTTCATTACTAGTCCTCATTTCTAATTTGTTTTAAAGTTAAAATATGTTTATCCACTTTCATCATCTCTTCTAATTCACTCTTAGTAGCGTCTAAAGGACTATCTTTATAATTCAAGACACTGTTAGTATCTGTTAGATGATAAGTTTGAATATAGGGAGCAAAAAGCTTTCCTATTTTCTTAACTTTCTTCATATACTCATCGAACTCTGGTGTATCTACTTGCATATATTCTTTATCAATAGCAATAATCACTTCTTCAATACCAAGATTTAATAATAATTCGGCTTGATATTTACTCATGTTACTGCCACAAATAGCTACAACAAAATTATCCTCTCCATAAAAAGTATCAGAAAATAGGCAAGATTTTTCTCCTTCTACAATCATTGCTTTCTTTCGTTGAATGATTGCTTCTTTATTTTGATATAAACCATATAAAGCATATCCTAAGGGATGGTTATAACCTGTATCATTTATATAAGTTGGTATGTATTTTGCTTTTTTAACGAATTCTTTATCCCAATTTCGACTTCTTATTCCAATAAGATTACCCTCATGATCGTGATGAGGGATAACCGTTTGAAACATTTCTGGGTAGAATTTTATTTGATATTTTTCCATTGTTTCTAAACTTATCCCAGCTTGATACCAAGCTTTAGGATAAATTTCATCAAAATATGTAAGTATTCTTTCATTATGTATCTTCAATTGAGGTTGTACTTTTTCTTTTTTCTGTATTTTGTTCAACCAGTCCCAATCATGTATCTTTTTAACACTCTTTTGTATACCTTTAACCTTGCTAGTCAGATTAATGTTAATTTCAAGTATTTTTCCTAAAGTTGTAATACAATCAATAAATGAATGAGCTTTCCCTTCCATTTTTAACCGCTTCTCTATTAGTGTGAATACATCGAATGATCCACAACCTGTATAACAGTGAAACAATTGAGTTTCTGGATAATAGTACAATTTATGTGAACCACCTGTTTTATTGTGACAGATAGTTTCGGCTATTATTTCACCATTTTTCCCTTCAGTTCCTTCTGCGTTATAATACGCTAATACTTTTTCGATATCATGATTAGTTAGTGATGATTTGAATTTATCTTTATCAAACATGATAACCACCTTCTAACTAAAATGGTAATGCTTCTTCTACTTTTAACTCTCGCTCTGGAACATTTAATAACTCATCGTTATCATTAGTCATGAATAAATCTTCCATTCGCATTGTGTCAAAATCTATGTATAAATATAATTTTCCTTTAAACTTAGAATGTCGGTTTTTGTATATGTGCCAAATCATATTAGGTTTCTTCTTAATACCTTTAGCTAAGAATTTTTCTATTACCTTATCGTCTTCTTTAGTTGGTCTAGTCATAATACAAGCCTTTGTAAATTTATCGGCCATATTCTTTGCACCACGTAAAACGTTTTGGTCAAGTTTCTTACTATGTTGAATTTCTCCACTAACTTGAGTAGACGTAGACAAATGGAAATTATATTCTTTTGCTAATTCCGCCAAACCAGCAGCAAAGATACCTAAAATCATATCTTCACGAGTAGTCATTCCTCTTGTTTTACTAGCGATGTCCATCATAATTTGGAAGTTCAAGTGAATATAATCAAAGAATACATAATCAACATCATACTGTAATGCATACTTTTTAATGATAGTGTTGATTGTGGTAGGATCAAACTTAGGTACATATTCAATATAGAATGTTTGGCACTCGTTTAAGTCCTTAATAGACTGCTCAACAATTCCAACTTCTTCATTCGTTAAATCAAAATCACGAATTCTCTCTTCTTTTACACCAGATATATAAGCCCATATTGTCGGTTCTAGCTCATCTTGTTCCATCTCTGTTGTTATGTATAATACTTTCTCAGCTTTACCTTTATCTTCCCACTGTTCAGTTTCCCAGTTATACCAACGATTAATAGCTAAATCAGTTGCTTCTCCTAAAGATGTTCTTGATTTAAATGTATTGGTAGCAGCTGAACGTAACATAGAAGCACCTAATAGATTACCTCTAAAAATACTATTTTGAAGTTTTCCACAGGTTGTTACACCATATTGAGCAGCATTTTTAAACGAGTGGAATAAATCAATACCATTTTCACCAGCAAAACCTCCATCAGTTTCATAACCGATTTTAAATTTACTAGCAAAATCATTCACTATTCTTTCATAGTGATCAATAATGTCATCAACTGACATCTTTTCAAATCTCATTTGGAATGCCTCATTCTCTTCTCTATTGTCTGAGACTTCATATACACCTTCTAACGAGAAACCTTTGTCTACTACATCTCTAAGTAATGAAAACTTTCTTATTCTTGAAGCGTAACGATGGTATGAGTCAGTGTTAGCTAACGTCTCTTCTATACTGTATAAGAAATCAATACCATCATTCTCATTGTAAATTTCGTATAAGTTATCATAATGACTTAAAAACTCATCTATATTTGCTGGAGTAATTGTAGTTAGTCCATCTTGATATAAATTATAAATTGCAGCAAAGATAACTTGGTAAAACTTGGTTTCACCTTTTATGTAAAAATCACTTCTATCTAACTTGATAGAATTACTTTCTAATAATTCTGGCTCTTTCATTAAACAAGCTAATGCACTACATATAGCTTTGGTTGGAAACAAGTTCATATTTTCATATCCACCACTTTCTTAGATTTCTAACATATTGATCGTTTTATGTTTTCTACGTTTGTTTTCTTTTGTCTTTTTAATTGTTACGACTTTAGTTTCTGTTTCTTCTATTTCTTTATGTTGTTTTTCTATTCGTTTTAAATTCTTATAAAAGTCTGAGGCCTCATCATACACATATGGTACAATTCCAATTCCTCTTGCATTCTCTGTTGAATGATTTTGTATATTAAAAAAGTAATCTAGCGTTAATGCAATGGCTTTATATCTGTAACCATATTCTTCATGCAAGTTTTTTATTTGTTTTAGTATTAAGCCTGTTGGTTTTTCTATATCAAATAGCTCTAATATAAAATCAATCAGTTCTTTTCTCTCTTGTTTATCTCTCTCTTTGATTATGTCCTCTTCGGTTTTGTTTTCTTCAATTTCGATCAAATGTTCTTCTAAGCACTCTTCATGCCAGTATCTTCGACCTTTTTTAATCATACCGTCTTTGTTATCTTCTTCTTTACAATGAGGACACTTAACTAGTCTAGCCATAAGCATTCCACTTCCTCGTTTAAAAGTAGTCCAGTAACTCTAAAGCTACTGGACTTCATAATTACATCACTTATTTCTATAAATTTTCGTTTAATTCATCAATCAAGATAGATACTGCTTCAACTTGACGTTCTTTCAAGTCAGCTACTTTAACATCTACACCGAATGTATCTTCCATAGCTTGTGTAAATTCTTCTAATCTATCTGCTTTCAGATAAGTTTTTCCTAATTCTGTTAATTTTTCTTTTAATTCTCCAAAGTCTAATTCTTCAGATTTAGTATTCTCAACGAACTCATCATATGAAACTGTTGTTCCACCTTGTTGTTCTTCACGTTCAATACCTTTAATAACTGCTTTTTCTAAGTTCTCAGCAGTGAATGGTTCAATTTTGTTAGGCATTAAGTCAAATCTAGAACGTGCGAAGAATTCTTCTGTTTCACGAACATATCCAGTAGATAAAACAACATTTCCATCTTCATCAACGCCATTAGACTTGATATAAACTGTTATATCAACTAAGTCTCTTACAATACCCATTGAACGACTATCACCAGCCGGAATAATTTGATCAGTATTCTTATCTACTGAAGTGTGACCAATGAAAACCACTGTATATCCACAAGAAGTTAATTTATCAATTTCTAACCAGAATTCTTCTTTGTAGTTTGACCATAAGCCGAAACCACCATTACCACTTGCAATATCCTTCGCACCATGTGCATTTGCTACATATTTCTGACAGTACATAGAAGCAATATCTACTGTATCGAAAATGATTGTATCGTATAACTCACGGGCTTTATCTTTATCTTTACCTGTAAATTGTTTGTTTAATTTTTTGAAGTCTGACCATTTTGTAATATAGTTAAAAGGAATACCAGAAATTGCGTTCAAACCTTTTTCAAAACCTAAGTAGAATGGTTTACTTAATTTTGTAGCGTTCAAAGTCTTACCTACCGAGTTTGATCCATATAATAAAATCGTTTTTCCTTCTAAACCTTTTGGTACTACTGATAATGTTGGACTAAAAATATCTAATGACATATGTATATCTCTCCTATTGTGTTTTTTATTGGTATTACTAGGGAGAATTGCTCTCCCCAGTTTTTATATTATGTATGTTATTTCTAGATAAAACTGTGATTTTATTCGATGATTAGAGATGATTAAAATGGTAAATCGTCATCATCAATTTCGATTGTTGGTTTAGCAGCTTTAGGTTTGCTAGTTGCTACACCTTTTTTAACTTCTGTTTTCTTAGTTCCATTAGTAGAAGCTTCTACTTCTGTTTTCTTATCTTCGTATTTTTTGTTTGCTTCTTTAATTTCTTCTTCAGTGATGTATTTTGGATCATCCTCATCTTCAATTGGAATAATACCTTCAACTAATAACTTACGTTCTACTTCACGTCTAGTATCAACAATTGCTTTACCGATACCAGCTGATGATGAGCGTTCTACTTGTTCAACGATGAATTTATTAATAATTAATCCTTGTAAGATAAGTGATTGACCTAATTCAACTTCATCTTCGATCCATTCAGCTACGCCATACTCATCATTAGCAGTGAATTCAAATGGATGTGCTTGTCCTCTATAATCAATTGTTGCTGCTTTGAATGTTACTTCATCAGTTTCTTCTTCATTCTTAATAACACGTTGTCCTTTTGAAATTAAGTAAGTTTGTAATGTGAATTCTGCACCAAATTGAGCATTTTCAACATCTTTTACACGATTAACAAAACGAGCTTCAATTTGATTAGTTTCAACAACTTTTTCTGCTTTATTTTTATACATATTAATAGACATTGATCCATTTACGTTAACAACTGTTGCTTCTGCGTCTTCTCCAGCTTTATTTTCTGAAATGTCTTCAATTGATACATATTCTTTTTGCATTGTTTCAATTGCAGAATAACTTTTATTTTCAGTTTTAACACCATCACGCTCAAAATGTTTAACTGCCATCATTTTAGCTGTGTGTGTTTCACCTTTACCAGTTTCAATTCTTAATGTAGCAATTTTCATTGGGACTTTTTTAGCTGTTACTAAATCTGTTACCTCTAATGATTTTAATGTTCCTGTCACGCTTACTTTGTTTTCGAATTGTTTTTTAGTTTCTGCCATAATTAAATCTCTCCTAGTACATTTTATTATTATATTTTATTTCTTATAAGTTAGATAAATATTTTTGTTCTTCAGCTTCTAATTCTTCAGGTGATACTGCGTTAAAATCTTCGTCTGAGCCAGATCTCGGAGCCTTATAATACTCATTTGAACCATTATACTCTTCATCGGTATATTCAAACTCTACTCCAGTTCCTTCAACCTTATCAGGTATCTCAAGCTCTTCGATTTCTGGATAATCGTAATTATCATAATCTGTTTGACTTACATTTAATAAGCCATCAAATACTCTATCAACTACAATTGCTTCATCATCTCCATGTTCAACAATCGCATGACCTGTACTCATGAACGCATTAATAATAATCGCATAATCTTGATCGTCAAGTCCATATAAATTGTCTCCATCACATGTTACAGCATTTGCAGTAAATACTACGTTACCATGTGCTAAATAATTTTCATTAATAAGTATATTAGGTAAATTCCTTTGAGCTTTCAATGGAATTTTAACTAATTCGTCTTGTTCGGTATAAAAGTCTCCTCTTGGTTCATTAAACCAAACAAAGTAATCTCCTATTTGCTCAACCATCACTACATCTCCAACTTGAGAGCGGATAAAAGTTTCTTTATCATTTATTTTATTCAAGTCGTAATCAATAACGGTTTTATCTGAGTCGCCAGATTTAGCGTCTCCTCTGGGTTTTACAACAATAAATTTCATGATTTCAATTTTCCTCCTTATGTTGCTGGTGTAAATACATCGAAGTAATCATAAGTCTGAAAAATTCCGTTTAATTCTTTAAATTTTTTAATATATGTATCTACTGGGTTTGTGATCGTTGATACTTCTCCATTAGCTGCAATAATCTTATCGTAATATCCGATAACTTCTGCATATTTACTAATCTTAGATGAGATTTCAGTATCAAATTCATTTTCAATTGTTGATGGCTCTGCTTCTTCTACTGTTGGTTCAGTATCAAGTACCTCTTGCTCTCCATCGACAATAACTTCCTCATCGTAACCATCTCCGATTAACTCATCATTAATATCTGAGTCATTCACAGTGCTTATATAAGACGGTTCTGAATGAATTAGTTCTTGTTCAATCATTCGTGATAAATCACTAAATGCTGTTTTTCTCAAGAACATTACTAAATCTAACACTCTTCCATTCATACTACCAAAATCGGTTTGAACCGACACATAACTTGTCTTTAAGTCCATATAAGTTTTCCTTTCCTAATGATATTGTAAACCTAAATCAGTTTTGTATTCTTTGTTACTATAAACCTTAGCGTCACTAACATTCAAATCATATTCGATCACTGAAGTTCGTTCACTAGGATCACTCATTTGATACACTTTAATATGTTTCTTCATGAGTTGAAAAATACTTTCCATAGCTTCGTCTTCAATTTTCGTCCAATCTCTTTCAGTTAGCTTACCAAAGGGTTTGTCTCTAGTAACTCGAACACTGTAATTTGCCATAAGCAACCTCTCTTTATTATATTTTATTTTTTCATGATCGCTCATGATTTCAAATTACAATAATTATTGTAACATCAAATCAGGAGCGTGTCAACAACCTTATTATATTTTATTTTTTATGTATTCCCTATATTGATTTATAGGGTTTCAATCTACATTTATAACTCTTTAAAAGTTACATTGTAGTTGAGTAATAATGCGTCTTTATGTTTCTTAGCTAGTGCTTTATAAGTATACATAGGAGAATATGCATGGACAGATAATTGATATCTATCAACAACATATTTCATATCTTCAATACTAACTTGATTGTTTTGATCAGCCATCTCACTTAAATAATAAATAATACCAGAATTCATCATAGTTAATACCGAAGATATTTCTCCATCAGTTATTTCTTTTAATAAATTCATTTTTCTATAAACATATTGCTTATCCACTTTTGCGTCATCATATTTAGTTGTCGCAACATTTCTGAACACATAATCTCCATCTAAAATTACTCTATGGCTTGTTCTTGATGTACTTTCACCGTTTTTAAGATAATAATCTTCTTGCATATATGCTCTCTCTAAAGCCTTGATTAAAGTGGCAGATACATCCAATGTTCTAGTTGATATACTTTGATCGCTATTTATACTTCTTAGTTCGATTTCATAAGTATTATTAGGTTTTGGTTTGTTTTTTGCTTTTTTAACATCTTGAATTTTTAAATTACTAATTTCACTATAAGTATTTCCATTTAGTCCTTCAAATAAAGCTAAATATAGAGCATAATCACATTCGTTTGCTACATTTTTTAAAGAGATATCAAAGTTATTTTTAGAAAAGTATTTTAATTTATGTTTAGCTAAATAATTATCAAGCTGACTATACATAAACGTATTATATAGATTTATATTGCTAGACTTTTTACCTGTTTTAATCGCATAGTCACAATATCTTCTTGCTTGGTTAAGGTATGTAACTAAGGTATTTCTCTGTGCAGTATTAATACTAAATAACAAAATTTGAATTTCATTATCTGTAAAATTATATAAATCTTTATTTAATTGTTCTTCTAATTGTTTACTTCTCCTAAAAAGTGATCGGAAGTTCGCCCTGTTTTCCTCACTAATAGTTGATAAGAACTCATCTTTAAAAAATTGATTGTAGTAATTCATACTCTTTCCCCCTATGTCTCCTTGCACAATTCTAATACTTTAGAATACGTTTCTTCCTTGACCAACTTTTCCTTTGTGTTTTGTAAAGTGAAATTGAAATCATTATTTTTAAGGTATTCTTCCAATTTATCCAATAAATGAAGATATTCATCAACATCATTGTTGTATTTTTCTTTAAACAATTTAATAAATGCGTATACATAATATTGAGATTTCAAAGTGTTTGAGTATTGTTTTAACTCGTTAACTCTTGAAAGTATTTTGCTAAGTTTCTCAGCAAGAATAACTTCTTCTTTTCTACTATTTAAAGTATACATATCATCTATAATATTAGTAAGATTATTGAAAGTTATCAATGATTTATCATTTTTTAATCTTGATCCTGTATAAATTAAATAACTAAATTCATGATCCGAATTTTTAATTGCTTTTACTACTTTTGAAGCTCGATTTTCTAATTGCATTTCACTTATTCTATTTTTAGACCACGCAGTTGCTTTTGAATGTTGAGCTTGCCATTTGATTGCTTCAGAAGTGGTGAAGTTACTAAATACTACGTTGAATTCAAATTCGATCATAGGGTTTTCACGTAATGCTCTTTGAACTGCTAAAAGTCTGTGGAAACCATCTAATACATCTATTCTTGTATCTTCAGTGACTATTAATGTGTACGTTGAGTTATCGTAAATCAATTCATCACCTACACTACTAGTCGTTGGAGCAGCGTTTAAATAGATTGTACTTTCTTTAAGACTATCATTTAATAAATGGTTTACCATTTCTCTAACATTTCTCTCGTTGATATTAGGTGTTTTTATTATTTCACCAGTTCGTATTTCCAATTTTGCTTCTCTTTGAATATCAAAATTATAATTAATAATACCACTATTCATGAATGCTCCCAGCTCTTTTACCGACATTTTCGTACTGTAAACGTCATTTACTGGTAGAGTTGGTGTAAATTCATAAGGTAAAGTAACTTCATCAGCTTTGTTATACGCTAAAAAATCGTATTGTTTGGCTTCTTGTTGTTCTCCTTTTGGTATATAATCTTCAAGCATTTCTTCTCTTCCGAGAACTTTAAAAGCTTCCATAATATACAAAGTAATCAATCTTAAATCAGTTGTATCAAAGAAGTTTCTATCCAAGTCTCTTGAAGTAAATGAATAAGTTAGCCCTTTTGGAATTTTATAATTATTTTCCATATTTGTAGCAATTTTCTCGATTGCTGTATCGTCTTTTTGGTTTCTTAATTCTGAAACAATATTGATCAATACATCTTCTTTATTCATCATTTTCCTCCTTACTAAATTTCTATTTTCATTTTTTATATTTCATTTTTTCGATTTTTGTTTTTTAGATTTTTGTTTTTAGATATTCATTTTTTGGTTTCTATTTTTCGCATTCTTTATTTTATGTTTCAAAAGAATACCTACAATTTTTATATGTTTTCTCTTACACGTATTATATCATATTACTGTTTTAGAAATAAACTAAAAATACACATATTCTTTATGATATTTTAGTAATATAATTCGTAAATAGCATAATAAATTTCATTAAGTGATATAATACATTTTCCATGTTGTTACTTAATTTTATTCAATTCGGTTTTAACTTGAAGTTGAATAGCTTCTGGTAATGATTTTAACACTTCAATTAGTTGATCCTTTTCAAAATTATTAAAATCTACATCTTTAACTCCAGTTGCGAAGTTATTAGATACTGCTCCTTTAAAAGCTTCTTCATTATCAGCTATATAACGTTGAGTAGTTTCCATGTTACTATGGCTACCAACATTCATGGCTACTCTTATATCCTTTGTGCATTCATATGCGTATGTTACTGCACCTTTTTTAAAACTATGGAATGTTATATTTCTATTTTCCCAACCTAAAGACTTTTTAGCCCTATTTAACATGTCAGTTCTATTTTTTCCTGAGAAATTAAAGATGTTATCAGTTAAGTTAAGTTGATCGAATTTTAAATCATTGTGCATATTATCATAAAACTCACGACTAATGACTTTAGTATAAGCTTTTTTACCTTTATCGACACCTTTAACAATCACTTCATCTTCTTTAATAACAAATGACGCTTTAGTTAATTTATTTAATGCTTCTGCACGCACTCCAGTATCAAGTGCTAATAAACAGTAGTAATACTTATCTAAAGCTTTTCTATTCTCATTATCTTTGATCCAATTTATTAAAGCATATGCCTCTTCAAGTGATAAAGCTTCATACGAATTATTAGTTGTTTTTAATTTAGATAACTGATTAATGATATTAATATCAATATTATAACCATATGATGAAAGATATTTAATGAACTCTTTTAAAGCACACATTTTACGATTGATTGTGCTAGCACTTAATTTCTTCTCTTCTAATAAGTATGAGCGATACTTAACAATATTATTTCTTGTAAAAATCATGTACACAACGTCAGCTGCACTTTCATTATTACAATTAAAATATTTGAAGAATTGTGCTACGTCATCTCTATATGCAATTTTAGTTCTCTCTGAATTGATACCAACTTCATTTGAATAGTTCTCGATCAACTCAGTTAATTTCATATTAAAATGTGTTACCTTTTGATTTAATTCTACTTTTGATAAAGCGTTCATTTGTTTCATCTCCTTAACTTAATTTTATTATATATTATTTCTTAAATACTTTCAATACCTCTTTTCATTTTTCTTAAATTTTATTTCTTAACTATATTCCCCGTGAATTTCTCATTCGCTGTTATATAGCGATATTTCTGAAAACCCCTGTGGAATTTTAGGATCGCTGTTATATAGCAATATTTTTCGTTCCCCAACCATTTCAAAAAAAGCCACCCATCGCAAACCCAAACCCCCCACCCATCGCAAAAACATCGAACACGATACAATTATTTATATATATTATTATTTTCTTTCCATTTTGTCTGTTCGCTGCTTTGATCTCGCTACTACTTCACCACTTTAAAATATAGTATCATGATTTAATTAATATATATGTGCTATTTTATGATCTCAATTGTATATATAACTGCATTAATACCATATAACAAAGCCATTTAATTATTATAATACGCTTATATATAACGTTTATAGCGTCATTTTAAGACTTTTAACGTGTTTTAATGGTACTTATACACATATTTTTATATGGCTTTTATAGGCTCTTAAATGGCCATATAAAGCATATTTATATAATAAAATACGTGTTTTATTTTAAATTATGATTGTGTTAATAGCCTTGAAACACTAGGCAAAAACGCAAAAAATAAAACGCCTATTATAAAATATAATAAGCGTTTTACTTTGTCATTATTCAATTAATTCATATTGTGAACCGTATTTTATTATAAATTCTTTCTCACTCATTTTTTTACCGTCAAAGCCACTGTATAGATGGCGTTCGTCTTTGTGTGCTCTTTCCGTGTGGTAGTTTTCATATAATCGCATGGCCTCACTTGTAGTTAATAAATAAGTTGTATAACTTTTCCTAACTTCTGCCGCTTTCATTAGTCCGCTTTTAAAGTCTCTTACACATGTATTAGCTGGCAATTGATAAATTATTTCACATTCTTTAAATGTCATGACTTGCGTCAATGATTTTCTTAATTTAAAAAAATTAATGTGTTTATTTTTAAGATCGTATAATTTTGTAAATCGTTGAAATGGTTCCCACTTCATCCCGTTTGTGTCCGATCTCTTGAAATTTGAAACGCTATTTTTTTTGATATATTTTTTCATTGCTTTTTATCTCCCTTAATGATCAATTATTATTTTATTTATGAAACGATCAATATATAAATATCTAGCCGCAAAGGCTAGATAATTGTATATGTGCTTTTAATTTGTCCGTTTTCTGTTTCTTCCGTTTTTATACATATCTTATATTTATATATATCTTTCAATTGCTTATTAATTTCTTTCATGATGTTTAATTGATATTGTGAAAAATCATAATTAATATATTTAACACCATATGAAAGCAATTTTAAAATGTGCGTGGCTGCTTTATCTTTCATATATTCATATGAAAATATATAATTTAAATTTGTGAATTTGCTTAAATCATTTTTAATAAAATACTTACTTTTTAAATACTCATGTTTTTTAATTATATATTTTATTGCTTTTTCTTCCGTGCTAAACTCTTTAATTTTTATTATCCTTTCAATAGATACATCAAAATTATACTTTAAAAAATCAGCTTTGAACGGACTAAAAAAAGCCCGTTCAAGTTTTGACAATCTTATTTTATTATTATGTTTTTCTAGTCGGTAATATATAACATTAAAAAAATTGTTTTCAGTTTCTAAAAAATCAATATAATATATCTTTTTCATTATTTCATCACTTCATCACTTAAAAAGTTTTCTATTTCTTCCATAATTGATTGATAACATAGATCAATAGAATGATCTGGAATATATGGCGTTTTTTATTTCATGATCTGCCATTATTTCAATTGTGAAAGTATATTCTTGTGGTGTATAACGATTATTAAAATATGCATTAATTTGCTCATCTGTTAAATTTTCATCATTTAACTTTATTTGTTCAATTAAATCATTTTCATCTATATTATTATATTCGTATAAATCAACCATAAAAGCCGCTTTATAATATAAATCAAAATATACATAATTATTAATATCATCATTATTAATAAATAAAAGATAAAGTCCGTATAATTGTGTAAAAGTAAAAAGGCCATATAACAGTCCTTTTACGGTACAATGTTTTTAACGACAAAAACATACCCAGGAGGACTTTTACATGACCCAAGTACATTTTACACTGAAAAGCGAAGAGATTCAAAGCATTATTGAATATTCTGTAAAGGATGACGTTTCTAAAAATATTTTAACAACGGTATTTAATCAACTAATGGAAAATCAACGAACAGAATATATTCAAGCAAAAGAATATGAACGAACAGAAAACCGACAAAGTCAACGAAATGGCTATTATGAGCGCAGCTTTACGACACGTGTAGGCACGCTAGAATTAAAAGTACCCAGAACACGTGATGGCCATTTTTCACCCACAGTGTTTGAACGTTATCAACGAAACGAAAAAGCCCTCATGGCTTCAATGTTGGAAATGTATGTATCAGGCGTTTCAACTCGTAAAGTATCAAAAATTGTGGAAGAACTTTGTGGTAAATCCGTCTCTAAGTCCTTCGTTTCTAGCTTAACAGAACAGCTAGAACCTATGGTTAACGAGTGGCAGAATCGTTTATTATCAGAAAAAAATTATCCTTACTTAATGACCGATGTACTCTATATAAAAGTACGAGAAGAAAATCGAGTACTCTCAAAAAGCTGTCATATAGCGATTGGAATAACCAAAGATGGCGACCGTGAAATTATCGGCTTCATGATTCAAAGTGGCGAAAGCGAAGAGACCTGGACAACATTTTTTGAATACCTAAAAGAACGCGGTTTACAAGGTACGGAACTCGTTATTTCTGATGCGCACAAAGGATTAGTCTCTGCCATTAGAAAATCCTTCACCAACGTAAGTTGGCAAAGATGCCAAGTTCACTTCCTAAGAAATATCTTTACCACCATTCCTAAAAAAAATTCAAAATCTTTCAGAGAAGCTGTTAAAGGAATTTTTAAGTTCACAGATATTAACTTAGCGCGTGAGGCTAAAAATCGATTGATTCATGATTATATCGATCAACCAAAATATTCAAAAGCTTGCGCATCATTGGATGATGGATTCGAAGACGCCTTTCAATATACCGTACAAGGAAATTCCCACAATCGACTAAAGAGTACCAATCTAATTGAACGACTGAATCAAGAAGTACGCAGAAGAGAAAAGATTATTCGCATCTTCCCCAATCAAACATCAGCCAATCGCTTAATTGGAGCCGTTCTTATGGACCTACATGATGAATGGATTTATTCTTCAAGAAAATACATCAATTTTGATAAGTAGAAATGGTAAAAACATTGTATAGCATTTTACACAGGAGTCTGGACTTGACTAAATAAAACATGGTTATAACTTCCGTTATCCTCAAAAAATATATTTATATCAGTATTATATTTTTTGTTAATGTTTGTTAATTCTTCACTTACTTTTTTAATTACTTTGTTAATTTCATTTAATTTCATTGTGTCCACTCCTAAAATTGATATATGTATTTTTAATAACTCAATTGATAACACCATTTAAAAATGATGTTATTTATCAATTATTAAAATATAGTTTTATATGTTATTTTTTATTATGGTCTAATTGGACAAATAACATAATTAAAAGAATTTGCTTTATCCATGATATTAATTGGATAATTTTCTTTAGTTAAATATATATAATAACTATTTGTTAAATCTTGCGTTTTTACATCGTCTTTTAAATATTCAAATGCATTTAAAAGATATGAAACATTAAACGTTATTTTGTGCACTGGTTTATCACTTAAATTTATATTTTTTAATTTATAATTTAAATTGAGATGTTCAAGAAGTTCATTATTATTAAAATTAAAGTCACTATAATTCATTAAATAATATTCTTGATTTTTATCAATTATTAATGTTAAGCGATCTAATTTAATACCTTTATAGGCTTTTAAGATTGCGATTAATAGATCAATTTCATCATGGTTAATAATAATTTTATTGTTTGCGTTCTCACTTTCTGGAATTATTCGGCTTGTTTCTGGGTATTGTTGAAAGCTTTCCCCATTTTCTCCAGTTTTTGCATTATATAAAACATTAGTTTTATTATGCTTTTTGTTGATCTGCAACAGTCGATGGCTATCAGTTGCCACGATAGTATTATCATTATAATAAATATGTTGTAAAATTGGTCTAGCGTCTGAGACTTTGCCCGTGATCTTCTTCATGTTTTTAATGATTTTTTTATCGTCCATATTTGAAAAGTTTTTAATTTCATCATTCATAATTTTTATACCTCTTTTATATTTTATTTAATATTTCAATTGTTAGCACTTAAAAATTAATTATTCTTAAATGCTAACTATCAAACATTAAACATTTACCAACCGTAAGAAGTCGTTAAAACTTCATTATTACTTGATAAGTAATTAATAGAAACATCCCAATTTTGCGTTAAGTCTTCCGCTAGTCCCTCATAATCAATATAATCAAATAAATCAGGTGCACCGTTAAAATTTGCGTTTATGTCAATTATTGACGAATACCAACCATCAGTTACTTCATATTGTGCAAAGTCCTCTTTGTCTTTGTGATAGTATATTTCATTTTCTAGCCATTCCCCCGCCTCTTTTTCTTCCAACAATTCACTAGCAAGATCACTATTATATTTTTTTAATTCCTCAAAGTTTTTAAAGATTTTCATTTTTTCTTTTACCTCTCTTTATTATATTTTATTTCTTTAATAGTAAATTAAAATAATGTTACGATTATAATTGTGTCATTCAATTTTCCCACTTCATAAGTGCCAACAATTACATCGCTATTTGCGTTTAATTCGATTAGTTTATCATGTCCGAATTTTTCAAAGTCAAAGTAATTAATAATGTTTTGATCTATTTTTTCAATTGCTTTAAAATTGATATAATCTAATTCATCAATTAAATAATTAGCAAAATTAACAATACATGTATTATATTGATCTTGTGCAAAAATTCGCATACTTTCTATATTTTCAATAATTTCATCGGTTGTTAATTCGTCCGCTTGCTCTTTTGCGTAGTCGTTTAAAATTTCCATAACTTTGTATTTATCATCATTAAAATAAGTTATTTCTTGATCTGCACCAAAGAAATTATATAATTTTTCATTGATAGCGATCTGAATTTTTGCCATATCGTTTACACGTTCAATATTTGAGTATTGACTAATGCCGCCGATATTTTCCCAATCTGTTAAAAAATACTCTTCATACTGTACACCATCAACACCGATATTTTTTAATGCTTGATTAAATTGATCTTGTGTAGCTGGTACATTTAACCATTGGCCAACGTGTTTGCCTTCTGTGTATTTTCCTAAATTAGTGATATAGATTGCTGGTTGATTTTCTTTAATTGTTAAGTTTTTCATTTTTGTTACAGTCCTTTATTATATTTTATTTCTAAAATCTTAATTGATAATTAAAATTTTAGTTTTGTGTGCTTACTAACCTTAACACATTTATAATTATAATACTTTATCATTATAAAATCAATAGTTTTTTTATAATTTATTTCTTAATTTTTTACCATTCTTCATCAGGTACATAAGCAATTAAGATATAATTATCATTTTTTTAATTATATTTATTTCATTTTCAAAGTTCGTTACATAGTCATTAATAAATTCTTGATAATCTTTTACATTATCGAAGTAATACAAATATTTTAATAATCTGTAAATATCAAAATCATCGCATATATCATTATTGCTATAATATTGCTGTACATCTGAAAATGATAAATTATTTACAGATAAGAAAATTGTTAAATCTTCAAGAATTCTATTGTAAAATTGTTGATCTTCAATTTCTGTTATTTCCTCAAAACCCTTGAAGTATTCTGATACTTCATTTCTAACTTTTTCATTAATTTTTACTATGTTTCTATTTATTAAATTTTCAATATTTAACATTATTGCGTACACTCCTTAAAATTAAAATTTTAGTTTGTAATTTATTAATTACTTATCCTTACAAGATCTATTATACACATATATTTTTAAATTTCAATACTTTATTATATTTTATTTCTTAAAATTCAAGAAATTTTTATATCGTTACACTTGAGAATTTAAAGCCTATTAAAGTATTAAAACCATTAAACATAGTGACAATATACAAATATTTAAAATCATTGTAATTATGATCTACTATTTTTGAGTGATCTAAATAATTACTATTTAAATACTTTTCTATTTTGGCGGCTGCCTCTTTCTCATTTTTTAATTCTGTTCTATATATCAATTTTTGATCTTGCAGCCCTAAAGAATTTATATATATTTCAGTGCCTTCAAGTGTTAAAATATCCATTTTATTATATCCCTACTTTGTCAGATCATTAAATTATCAATAAAAATGATATATTTATGATCTTGTTGATCTCCTTAATATCCTAATTTATGACAATATAAAATAAATTCATCATATCTTTTTGAACCAATTGAAAGTAATCTGTCATAAATTGATTTGTATTTTTTGTTGATGTTCTCCAATTAAAATAACTTTTTGCCAGTTCTTCAATAGTTTCAACACTTTCAAAATTAATAGAAATCTTTTTAAAATCGTTACAACTTCCATTATCCATTGTTAAAGTAATTATTTTATGATCTTCTAAATTACTATATTTTTTATTGCGTTTTCTACATCGTCCGTAGTTTCTACTTCTGCATAATATGAATGATCTAGATTTTCACTATCATATATAGTTAAATCGCAATAACCATCATTATATTCTATATCAGCTATTACATAGCCTTTTAGATCGCTAATACTAACGCCATTTTGTGCGATTTGATAAGTTAAATTGTTAATTGTTTCCGCTTGTCCTACTTTGTCAAATAGTTCAATAATTTTCATTTTTTGATCTCCTTATTAATTTATTTATTATATTTTATTTCTTTAATACTTTTTAAATTTCATTTTTAACGTTCCTTAAATTCTTCGCCCTCAGGAAATAAACTTTTTTGTATTTCTTTGTTACCTAATAAATAACCTATTCCAATAAAACCAATGATGGCAACAAACAATGTAAACATTTTAAAACCTCCGTTTATAAATTATAATATTGTGCGATCTCTTCGACTTTCTCAAGTGCCATGCTTGCGGCGTTTGTTTCTTGCTTTTTGCTTTTTCTTGTAACTTCAATTAATAGCATTCTTGCCGCTCCCGTTGGTTGTGTTAAGTCCTCAAATGCTCCAAACTCCCTAGCGTTGCGGCGTACTTCCAAATAATAGCCTCTTGCTTTGTTTTGTCCGGTAAAATGGTTATAGCCTCCTAGATCGTAATCAGTGCTATAATATAGTTTTGTACCTTTTTCAGTTGTGTATAATTCCATTTTAAAAACTCCTTTTTATTTTTTAAATTTCTTGATTCTAAGATATTAAACCTCTTTTTGTCTACATAACTCTAAAAAGTTTATCATGTTTACAACTTCATCACGTTTGATATTCCCTAGATAATGATAGAATTGTAAAACTGATGAAGCTTGGTATTCTTTTGTAAATTCTTTCATAGTTACAAATAAAACATCTTGTTTAGTTGCTTGACAATTTTCTGAAAAAGCATCAATCATATTTTTAATACCTTTGGCAATTTCTGTATTATCTTTAAATATTTTTTTGATGTTAGTTTTCAATTCGTTGTATTTTTTTTCGTTCATTTTTTCTCATTCCTTTTTTGTTTTTAAATTTCTGGCGTTAAGTGGCAACGCCTTTCAGCTTTTGAAGTTGTGAGGTTTAAAAGCGATGATTTGCGGTAGTGTGTGAAGTGTTTTATAACTACCATTAACTTAATTTTATTATATCTTATTTCTTATAAGATATATATACCAATTTTACACTTTTGTTAATATTTTTGAAGTTTTTTTATAACTTCTTTTTGTTGTGTCTTAATCGGTAATTATTGAACATTTTGGAATTGTTCAATTCGTTTATTTAGTTGTTATCCTTATTACATATATAATTATACCACTTTAAGAAATAAAATATATAATAAGTAAGTTACTAAATAGATCAATTGTATTATTAAGTGTATAAATACCCTTTTATTTTGATAGATCATTATATTATTAATTAGATATATACATACATGTATTAGCATAATAGCACTAATGCATAGCGTACATATAACACATATACAAGCATGTATATATATGTGTGTGTAGTAAGTACAAGCATATTAATATATGCGTAATATGGCTATTATATGCGTGTGTATGGCTATGTGTTAAGTATATAAATATAATTAAGATCATTCATATTATTATATATATCTCATTTGTTTATTGATCTTATTTAGTTGGTTGATCTTATTAATATATTAGGTGTATTGGTTATTATATTATTCTATTGTTTGGCTGCTTAATATATGCGTTGATCTTATTATCAAGTACATACATTTATAAGATCATTATCATTATATATATTGTTAATGCGTGCGTGTATGATGTGTATATTATATATATGTGCATATGTTTATATGTGTGTATGTATTCAATGAATAGATGAATACAATTAAGATCATAATAAGTTATTAAGTGATAGTTATTATTTATATGTATGATCTTATTATTATGTGTGTATGTGTATATAGATGTGTATATATGCGTGTGTGCGTATGGTGTATATGTATGTGGCTATATATGTATATATATATATGTGTATATGTATATAGTATATATGCATGTGTATATATGATTAAGTATATATGTATGTGTGTATAGTATATATATGTGTATGTGTGTATATAGTGATAACATAGTCATACATGTATATGTATGTGTGCATAGTGTGGCAAGGTAGCAAAGCAAGGCAATATATAAGCGTGTGGCTAGTGTGTAAGTGTGCGTAATAAATAAATGTGTGTGATCTAGATCAATGATTGATATTAATATTATCAAGTTTATTAATTTGTTTGTTTCTTTATTCTTTGTTTTATTGTTCATTTTATTGTTTTCTTTATTTTGTTTTTGTTTAATTTGCTTGTGTTGGTAATTTTGATTTTTTGATTTTTTGAGCGTGTGAGTGTGTAGGTTGTTTGGTTGTTGGTGTGTTTGCTTTGTGTTCGTTTATATTTATGTGATTAGTTATTTATATTATTGTGTGGTGTTGTGTGTGTGGTTTGTTGTGGCTGCGTGTGTATGGTTGGAATGTGTGAGAGTGTGGATAATTTGGGGATAATGTGAGTATGTATGTGTGTGTTGGTTTTGGTGTCTCTTAACAATATTTGAACGCTCAAAACGTTTTAAAAAAATTTAAAAAAATTTATTTCTATCTATGCACTCAGTACAAAGCACAAATAAAAATATAATTAAGTAGATCATCATTAAATTGTTTAAATCGTCTTATATATTCCGTTATTTTGCAGTAAAAAGAAAATACATATAATAATAACGTTGTGTAGATCAAAAAGTAATATAACTATTATTATTTTACCTTTTTTAATGCTGGTATTACTTGGCTTTTTAGTGGGGGGATATGTTAAAGATTTGAAATCGCTTTGTTGTGAAATTTTCGCCGGCACTGTTACAAAATCACGCACTTTACTATATCCACCAGCAAAATATCCCACATCAATCTCATCACTGATCAATCAAATTTCACTCATCTTATCCATTTCCATCTCACTCAAATTTCATCACTCAATCATCTCATCAATATTCCTAACTATTCCAACTCATTTCCCAATCACTTCTTCAATTTTCACCACTTTATTTAACTCACCAATCTCACCAAATCAATATTTCCCACTCGTAAATTCAGTCTAATTTCCACTCCATTCAATCCAAAAATTAAATGATTTAATTAAAATTTTAATCACTTCATAGCAATTTCATCTCATTTTATTTCCATCCATTTTTCCAAAACTACAACTAAAATTTTAACTTTGATTTTTGAAAATTGACCACTTTATTAGACACCTAAAATCACAATCATTAAATGACGAAATTTTTTCTTTGATTATTTCCTAAATAGCATTGTATCAATATCTATCACTCAACACTTATATCACCAATCTTATTCACTCATCTGACTTTTAATCATATTCATTTACTTTTCATTGATCACTAGCTATGCTGCAATTTCTTTTAGCATTACATTAACCAATCTGAAAATTAATTCTCAATTATAAAAGTAAAATTTTAATAATTATATTCTTATAGTCATTAATAATTAATTAAGCCTATAAACACTAAACTAATAATCACAAAACATTGTAATCTATCTGCTAAATTTCAAATTTATCCAATTCATCAATCGACATAGTGTTACTAGTATTGATCCACTTTTAATGCTTATCTAAAATAAAAAGACTACTTAAATTTCAAAAAGAAATCTAAATAGTCATCTAACTTCATAATCTATTCATCTTCATCTACTGCTTTAACATACTTACTATTTGGTTTATCCAACTTACTAAATTCAGTTTTCTTTGAAACTAAAATCATTCTCTATGTTTTTATATTTTATTTTATAAACTATTTAAAATGCATTTTAAGATATCTGAGAGCTTATTTAAGAGGCTTTAAATCTTATTTGGTATTATTTATCCAAAATGATGTATCGTTTCTCTATGAGCTTCTGAGATACCTTAAAATGCATTTACCTAATTTACCAAAATTTCATGATCAATAATTAAGAATATATTCTCACTTTTCATCCTACAATTTAATTTCAGTTCATACATACCTCTGAGATCCACATAGACACCCCTAATTGCTCAAGAAATATCTTTTTGGTATTATTTATCCCAAAACTTATAAATGCTCTGTATGGCTCTCTAAATGCCTTTAAAAATGATTGTGTTATATTTTATTTCCAAACAAGTCACATTAGCCATGAATAAAGTCGTGTAACGACTGCAATTCATGAAGGGTGCTATAACTGCGAAAGCTATGCTTGAGAAGTTAAGCAACCAACTTGTAATTGTTAAAAACGCACTAAAAAAGTTATGTACGTCCCTTGATATGACTGAATTTCAAATGGTTTTGTGTACAGTAATTTTTTAAAATTTTGAGGATATTTTCTTTCACCTCTTAAAAGTATATTCTCTTAACAGTTAATAATATATATAAATAGTCTTACTTTTAGGAGATATATGTTTTTGTACCCAAATTGTTATTATTAATCAAACCATTCAAGTACAAACCCTATTAAATCAAGCTTTCTGAGTAAATTTGTTTTAATTTATTACCATAATTCCCAGACTTCTTTTCACTAAAAATGATCGTAAAAAAGTTGTGTAGAACCCTTGATGTACTTGAGTTTTAAACTTGTCTTTGTACAGTAAAATTTATAGATTTTGAGGACAATTTTATCCCCCTTTTATAAGTATATTCTCTTAACAGATTATTATATATATAGTCTTACTTATAGGAGGTATATATAAAAGTCCTCAAAATGTCATTAGGGGTATACTACCATTATTTTTGGTAAGCACACCCCTATATCAAATATTAAATTTCCCTAGATAAATTCAAATACACAATACTAATTAAACCACCATTATATTTCTTAGTCACTTGATTTAATTTATAATATTTTTCACCAAAATTATCTCTTATTTCTTTATGAAATTTTCTCGCTGTTATCTCTGTTATATCTAAACCCACTGCTATTTGACTTACTGACGTTTTAAACTTGTCTTTGTCTGTTATGTTGTTGTTTCCAGTAATGCCTTTTAAATAGGCTATGTAAAATAATGCTCCACTTGATAATTCACCAGTTAACACCTTCTCAATGGTCTTTAAATCAAACATGATATAGTCTACTGGTTCAATATTTAGAGGTTGTTGTTTAATTTGATATCCTCTTCCTTTTTTAACTTTCTTGCCATAAATATGTAAAGTGGGTTCAATACAGATTTTGTATCTGTTCTCATAGTTATTAACTTTTTCCAATAGTTCATCACGAGTTAAATCATTAGTTGTTTTATGATTAGCGAATATGACTTCTTTATTGTCTTTGCTTTTTGTCTTAGATAACTCATACCACAACGGTAAATAATTTTGATGAGTAATATAGCCTTCTTTTTCAAAAAACCCTGATTTAGTAAACTCTTTTCTAACTAATTTACTCCAACCAATATTCATAACATCTAGAATATTTGATAAGTGCATATGATGTTTTCTGTATGTATGGTAAGCATTATGATAGCACAGTATTATACCAATATAAGCATATAGTATTTTACCTTTAGTTGATACGCTCATTTTTTATTTTTAAGATAAGTTATGACACCTCTCGGTATCACAACTTTGCCATTATTTTTAAATATTTCTCTTCTAATGTTTCTAATCTCTTCTTCAGTTAGTAAGTGCTTTTCTTCCATGATTTTTCCCCTTTAATTTTTATATTTTATTTCTTTTAGTGTTCTAAAAATTCACTGATAAAACATTTTCTAGTTTTACCTTTATCAGTTTTAATCGAATAATGTACTGCTGATGTTTCTGCAAATAAGAAACATTGATTGATCGTTCTAGTTAGCATTGTGTATAAAAATTGTCTACTTAGCAACATGTAATCACTAAATGATAATGCACCAACCAATGTTTTAAACCCGCTACCTTGTGAACGGTGACAACTAATTGCATATCCTAAATCAATTATACCTATCTCGTTAGTTTTCTGAGTATGTTCGTAGAATACTAATTCTTCCACACCCTCAAATTTAATCAACATTCCTACACCACTTGCACATTCAATGATTTCTCCAAATGTACCGTTAAATACTTCAGTTTCTTCGAAAGTCTTGTTTTCCAATAACGCAAAGCCATTCGCTACATCTTGGAAATCACTATAACCTAATGTTCTAGCAGTGTATTTGTTGCCTTGCTGAATAACCCTGTCACCTTTTCTAAACTCATAAACCTTACCAGTCAATGTATTTTGAACTATTTTCTGAGGGTTAAACAATTCTTGTAATTCTTTATTCAAGTTAACTACTGACAATTCTCCTTTTTCTTTTAAACCAGTAATAACTTGAATATCATTTGGGTTCATATCCTTATTACTTAAATAACGTTTCACAGTATGTAATAAATTATCTTTAATAGCCGCTCTATCTTGGAAACCAAAGTAATAAAAATCTTTGTTATCACCATAAACAGTTAAGCCATAATCAGTGTAACCATTAAATTGAGTACCTTCACGTATCTTGTTAGCAACTTGTAATGTGCCAGACTCTTTTGCTTGTCTATGTACCTCAGTTAGAGTTACATGTTCAAATTCTGTTGTATCAAGTAAGTTGTCAAATACTGCTCCTCTACTGATCGAAGGTAATTGTCCACTGTCTCCTACAATCATTAATTGAGAACCGCTTTCCACAGCTTTAATTAAGTCTAAAAACAGTTTATTATCAACCATTGAGGCTTCATCTAGAATAACTACTTTTTCGCTCAATGGGTTTTCTTCGTTATGTAAAAAACCAAAATTCACTGGATCAAATCTAAGTGTTCTATGTATAGTTTTTGCTTTTAGTCCGTTTTGTGACAGTACGTTTGCTGCTTTACCACTCAATGCACAAGCAACATGTGGTAAACCGATAATATCAATTGCGGTTTTTAAACTTGAAGTCTTACCTGAACCAGCGAGTCCATCAAGTATAAATACTCCGTTGCTTACAGCTTTCCTAATCGCTTCTTTTTGCTGCTCATTGAATGTGAAACCTAGTCGATCCTCATTCATTTTGATAATATCTTCAAGCTCGTTTGTATCATATGAGGTGAAACTATCTCTTATTCTTCTTAAATGCTCTACGATTAGTTCTTCTTCTCTTCGATATTTCTTTAAACTGATATATCCATTGTCGTAATATACATTCGGATCGTTGATAATCAAACTAAATGTTTCATCGTCAACCTCATCAATTTCTAATATGTCACATAAGTTTTCTTCAAATTTATCAATACTAAGCTTTGTATCTCCAAGTGCTACCATTTGTTCTATAACGTATAAAGCACCAGCTCTAATTCTTTGTGGTGAGTCAATACTAATACCTTTTTTCAAGCCATATTCATCTATACGCTTAAAACCAAAGCCACCAGCAGATGTCAAATCATATATATTATTTTCTATGATATGTAATAATTTTTCTACTGATCCATAATGATCGGCTAGAGAAACAACTGCTTTAATACTCGCTCCTAAGGGTGCTAACTCTATAACTGCCTTGCTATACTTAGACATCTCAGTAAGCTTTTCTTTAATGGATAAAGCAGTAGCACTCTTAATTCCTTTTACTTCTGTAATATCAACCTTGTCATTAAGAATATCTTTTACTAACTCGTCACTATAACCAAATTCATCAATAATTGCTTCCGCTTGATTATCTGTCAATATTACTCTTAAAAACTCTTCATTCGCCTTTTTGCCTGAAATACCATCTGACTCCACTTCAATAAAAGTATATGTATCAATTTTTCTTCTTTCATCGTAGCTCTCTTTAAATCTAACAGTATAAGCCTCTCCTTCTACTAATGGCTGAACATTACCAGCAATAGAAAAATTTCTATATTGAGGATGAACTGTTATCTCCGGGTTAATTTCTCCTTCAAAGCTAAAACCATAAGCACCAAACATGCTACTATCATTATAGAATAGCTGCTTACTTACTACTAATCTCTCTCTAAATTCTTTAAATTCTTTTTCCATTTACATTTCTCCTTTTGGGTATTAAATTTAAAACCTAATACAACTATAAGAAATAAAATATAAAAAGTCAATATCTTTACAAAAGAAATAAAATATAGTAAAATAGTTTTATAACTTTGAAAGGAATTGAAAACATGATTATCACAAAGGAAAATTTACATAATTATGTAGATAGCTTAGGCTACTCTACCGAAGAATTAGAAGAAATGAAAATTGGAGACTCGTATGAAATCTCTACAACTATTAATAAGATAAAAAGAACTGCGTTAGATGAATGGTTATTTTTACGATTTGACTCAGTTAATACTCATATACATAAAGAATACCCTTCAAACCAAAATAATAAGGAATTGTGGGATAATTTTAAAAAATCTTGTGATTATGCTTTAAAGTATGGAGAAGATAGAAATAATGCGATCAAAGAAAACTTTAACGATGATCAAGCAGCAGAAATTGTTAGTACAGTAACGTTTATGAATGAACAAGTTAAAACTACTTCAGCTCAATTATCTGGAGAGTCTGGTATTACAAAAACGCTAGAAAAAATTGCAGATTATATTGTATTTTCTAAGTTCAACAATGCAAAAGAAGAAGAACAACACGAAGATATAAAAAAAGAAATTATGCGTCTTGAACGTATCAAAAAGAAAAAACGTAAAGAAGCTGAACAAAAAAGAATTGAAGAGGCTAAGTTAGAACTTAAAAACACTCCATATAACCATACTAAAAAACTATCAGTACCACCTTCTCATATGAATTTAACTAGTCTTAGCCAAATTCATGATAGCACTATTAATGAGCATTCAGCTGGAACTCATGTTAATTACACAAGAGTAGATAGACAAATGGAGCAAGGTAAGTTTAATGAAGATATGGAGGCATTCTGGGAACGTTTTTCTCCAAGTAAACCTAATTCAATTCCTCATTACACTAAAGAACCAATTAATTATAAAGAATTAGCTTACAGTACGATGAAACAATATATAGATGAAATCGAATATCTAGAAAGTAGACCTTTCTCACCTGATCGTGCAAAACAGATTTCATATTTAAAAACAGAAATGCGAACTGCTTTAGAAACATTAAGAAAAGTTATTCATATTCAACCAACCTCTTCTATTGATGAAACAATTCCTATGGATAGTTGGAATAGATTAAGTTTAAGAAACACTGATACATATATTGCTTTATTATTAGGTTACTATGACGCAACAAAGAAATATGACAATAAACCTTCAACTAGCTTTTGGGCTTTATTTAGAACTTTTGAGCAAATATTAAATAACACATTATGGACTAATGAAGAAAAAGTATTAATTGAGTTTATTCTTGAAACAGGTATTACTGATCAAAAACAAATCTCTTATGAGCTAGAAAAAGAAACTGGTAGTATCATATCTCAAAGTCAAATATCTAAATTAATCAATAAGCATATACCAAATAAATTACTTTATACATACGAAAAACAATTAGAAGACTGGATATGGACTTATCGTAGAAAAGGTTTATATAAAACATGCAAGCATTGTAATGAAGTTAAGCTTGCAGTAGACAATAGATATTTCAGTAAAGACACTAAAGGAATATATGGTTTAAAAGCTAAATGTAAGACATGCGAAAAGAAAAAATAATACATATTCGAGAAGTTTGGAATAAAAAATGACTTCTGTTGACAATACTTTATGAAGAGGCATAAACAATCGTTGAGATTTAATTTATTTCCCTCTAAAGAAATAATATATAATAACAAAAATTTAATAAAATTCGTGAAAGCTACCACTTGATTGGAGGAGTAGCCTTTCACGTCTCATTCTTATGAGACTAATTAACATATCCAATCACAAAAAATTAGGGAAGCCTTTAACAAGGCAAAAAGGAGAAAATATATTATGACAAAATTAGCTAAAAAAGATTTAATTAACGAATTACAAGAAAAATCTCGTGTACGTGGTTTAGAAATTACTAAAAAAGACGCTGCAACATTATTCTCAGCATTTGAAGATACAATGATTGAAGCAATTCATGCTGCTGACGAAGTTGGTTACGATAGCTTCTCAACAAACTTTGGTACATTCAAAATCGTTGAAGTTCCAGAAAAATCTGGTGTATCACGTTTAGGCGGAGAAGAAAAATCTTGGACATCACCAGCACACAAAACAGTTCGTTTTAAATTAAATAAATCAGTTAAAGATAAATTAAAAGCAGAAACTTCTAAGTAATAAAATATAGGAGAGGAATTTTATCATGGCACAAATTACTAATTCAATTTCATTTAAAAACGCAATTATCGACTTAGAAAATAATCAAATCATCGAACTTAACAAAGATACAGAGCAGCAATATTCATTATCAGAAGTATTTAGTCGTTTCCAAGACAAATATGTTTCATTAACTATCAAAGAGAATTCAGAATTAGGTTTTGAAGGATAATTCTCTCAATGAGTTTAAATATTACTCGTGGTGATAATGAAACTTTAGCTCAGTATCACTTCAGACTTTATAAAAATAAAGAAGAGATGGGGCTCAGCAATATTCAGATTGCTGACCTTCTCAATTCTGAATATGGTACAAATTACGATGAGTCTAAGTTCCGAAAAGAATATCAAGCTTACATTAACGTTTGGAAAGATATGATCGAAGAAAAGCATAAAGCTTCATTACCAAATGGTATTGTTGAAGAACTTAGATATGAACGAAATGAACTTAAAAAAGAAAAAATTCGCTTTAGTGATCAAAAACGTGAATTCAATAACATTCTTAGAAAAATGGCACGTTTAGAACACTTACAAGATTACCTTAAAGAAACAGTTGAACAATTAGAACCTGTGAACTTAAACATTCAACCAACTCATATTGGTGTTAAAGAAGCTATGGTAGTCATTAGTGATATGCATATAGGAATGCAAATTAACTCTCAATTTAACGTTTACAATAAAGACGTTGCTAAACAACGTTTAGAAAAACTTTGCAACAAGACATATGATAAGGTTCAAAAAGAGAATATTACAACATTACATATTGCGTCATTAGGCGATCAAATCAATGGTTTAATTCATTCGACAACTAGAATTAATAATGAAGAGAATGTAATTGAACAAATTATTACAGTTAGTGAATATTTAAAACAATTTGTTAAAGTTTTCCTAGATTTAGGCATTAACGTTAAATTTTATAATGTTGTTGGTAATCATAGCAGAGTGGTTGCTAACAAAAAAGACTCAATCGGTACTTCTGAGTCTTTCGAGAGATTAATCACAACAATCTTAGATACTTCTTTTGAAAAATATACTAATTATCACTCAGAAAGTGATACTGAAGGTTTTATAGTAATTAACATCTCTGGTAAAAATATAGTCTTAGCTCACGGTGACTTAGACAGAGGTGCTAATTCGATTACTAAGCTTTCACAATTATTAGGAATTCAAATACATTACATATTTACTGGACATGTACATCATCATTTTGTTAAAGAACATGGCTTAACTGTTCAGTATGGTGTTGGTTCATTCTGCGGACTTGACCAATACGCTATTAGCGGTAGATTTTCTGGCCGCCCTTCTCAATTACTTGTGACATTTAATGAAACAGATATTGAAGAAACTAATACAGTTTATTTAGACTAAATCAAACTGGTTCCTGAGTACAAAAAACCCTTTACCCTAAGCATGATACGTCTGCTAGGAATTCTTAAAGGTGCTATTTGGTTACAGGTTTCGAATAGCTTTACTTTTTTTCTTAACGACAACTTTTCTACACCCAGATGTAGATTTTTATTCTCGATATTTTATATCGACTTTCAGTTAATAGCTGAACTCATTCAACCATCTTGGTATGATGGTTTCTCAAAGGCTTTGCGAATGTGCCCGTTGAAACATATCGTATTAAAAGTTGCTGTTTCTAGAGCGGCAACCAGTCATTTGATAACTTTTGAAAGATTAGTTACTATCTCGATTTTGAAAAACTCAGAACAGATTACCAGTCTGGTCGAGATATAGTTATAAAGTGTTGAACTTACTGGTTTGGTAAGCCTACTTCTTTTTAGGAGAAAGTTTAAGCGACTAATCTTTGCTTGAAAACTGTATCTAATAATAATTAGGTATAGTTTTGAAGTATAGTTTCCTAACCAACGCCTCTTTTTAAAGCGAAACACGGTTAGGCTTTTTTTACTTTTAAAGGACTATACGTCCATCAAACAATACACATAGCGATTAACTCGCAGCATTAAATTGCACTATGCTAAGCGTAATTCCTATTTCTTGATCGCATGCACTTGGTTGTAGGTTGAAGGCATAGAACCGAAATAACCTATATGGTTGTAAACTTTGTTTCTATTGAAGTAAAGTTGAGTTTTTATATGGTCACTTAATTGAAACCTAACTTTATTTATCTTGTTAATAAATATTGAATTATGTTTCATTTATTTGACCGCTTCATCATAGGGTATATAGCTCCTTTAAGTCTATAAATCAAAATTAAGTGATGTAGTAATTGCTTAGTTCCCTGTACAAACTTAGTTGATGACTAAGGTCGCTTTTTGCGATATGTTTCAAGCTATGACGAAAAGGTCTAATCAATCGTTTCCTCATAGATTGCAATAATGATGTACACATTGATTGCAAAACCTTTATTGGTAGACGTATCAATAAAGGCACTTATTAAATGTTTCTATTTGGTAAGTGTAGGGCGTGGCAAAGCTGCCACCATAAATATAGCTCATTGATTGACTTTATTTAAATTATAGAGTTTTATGGTTCTCTTAAAAACCACTGTATATTCGAGTTTGTGATCCTCTCCAAAATCACACTGATGATCATCGTAAGAGTATTAAAATTAAGAAGTCCAGTATTATAAAAAAACTTACTTTTTCGGACTGAAGTTGCTGGTTATAAGTCCAGTTTTTCTAATTAATAAAAGAACAATTTTATTATAAACGGTTTTCCTAATATGGTAGGCTCAGTTGGTTCGAAACCAAATAAACCGCCCTCTCTTATTTTATTTAAAAGGGTGAGGTTACTCTTTTTCATAACTACTCTCTATAATTCCTCTTTTCTTTTTGATACTTTTTGACACACCTCCCTCACATATAAACACACTCACCCTTTTAATTGATTAATATTGTAATTAGAACCTAAACACAGCTTGGGTTTTAATTAGAGTGTTAATCACTCTCATTTTCCTTTCCATGATAAATTCCTTTCAGTTCCGACCTTCTCACAGGTCGGTTTTTTGTTGGTTAGGTGAAGGTTTTTCCCTCTCCTAATCCTCTCCTTCCTTCACCTACCGAACAAAATTAAATTGACAACTAAAGATAGGTGAAATTATGGCAATAAGAAAAAAAGCTGAAAAGAAATTAACTTGCATGTGCTGTAATAGAAACCTCACTCTTGATTTGAACTATTATCCATTGAATGATAACAACCCAGCATTTCCAAACGGATATTATCCAATATGCAAAGATTGTTGTGCTGATATGTTAAAAGATGAGGAAAACGGTTATAAATCTTTCATTCAATTATTAAGAGTATTAGATTATCCGTTTAGATATGAAGCATTCGAACAGGTTAATTTTGATTATGTACGATACATGAATAAAGCTTCAATAAGACGTAACGCTTCTTTCATCGACTCAGACGCTCTAGTTAGTTCTAAAAGTGAAACATTAACTGAAGAGAATATCATGAAACTTACTCCAGATGAGTTAAGACAATGTAAACTTTATTGGGGTGAAGGAGATTATACTGAAGATGATTATATTTACTTAATCAGTAGATATGAGAGTTACTGTAAGACATATGATGTTGATAGTCCAACCTTTGAGAATATCATCACTCAAATATGTCAATTAGAGCTAGAAATTCGTAAGAAGCGTACTAAAGGTTCACAAAGCACTAAAGAAGAAACTAATTTAATTCTTAATTTAATGAAGAGTGCGGGTATCTCCCCTAACCAAGAAAAAGAAAGTAAGACTAATGATAAAGAAACTTTCGGTGTTTGGGTTAAACGTTGGGAGAATGATAAACCTGTACCCGAACCTTTAGAGGAGTTTAAAGATGTAGATGGAATTGAAAAATACGTTCAAAACAACTTCTTATCACCTATGAGACGCTCACTTGATTTAGATGACAATTTCCATGACCAGTATCAAGAGCATATCGACAAGTATGGTATCTCTACTGAAGAATTGTTAGGTGTTGAAGATGAGTAAGTTTGTTAACTCCAATAGTCCTTACAAAAATACTATTGATTTATTCAAACTAAGACGTAATAAACGTAATACTAAGTCTCGATCAGAGCAAACGATGGAAAACATTGCTGTTTGGATATCTTTTTATAGAGAGAACCCACATCGTTTTGTTCTAGACTTTATGAATATTAATTTACGTCCGTTCCAATGTGTATTACTTTGGGCAATGATCCATCATCAATATTTCATGTTCTTAGCGTCAAGGGGGCTTGGTAAGACATTCTTATCTGCTGTATATTGTTTAACTCGTTGTATTTTATATCCGGGTACCAAGATAATTATTACAGCTCCTACTAAGTCTCAAGGTATCAACGTATTAGAAAAAATTGAAAACGAATTACTCTCTCCTCTTATTCACAGAGAGATTGAGTCTATTAATACTGGAAACCAGAAACCTATGATTGCTTTTCATAATGGTAGCTGGATAAGAGTAGTAGCCTCTAATGATAATGCTCGTGGTCATCGTGCTAACCTATTATTAGTCGATGAGTTCGTTAAAGTTGATGAAGATTTAATAGATACAGTATTCAAGAAAATGTTAACCTCTCAACGTGAACCAGCATTCTTACATAAGGCTAAATATAAAAATTACCCTCGTGAAGAAAATACTCAAATGTATTTATCATCTGCATGGATGAAATCACACTGGGCTTATGACTCAATGCGTTCGTTTACCAAACAAATGCTCAAGAAGAAAAGTGAAGATGACTTAAAGTCATTTGTTTGTCATATCCCCTACTATACAGGTGTTATGGAAAAACTTTATTCTCATAAACAAATGAAAGCCGAAGCTCAAGCAGAAGGTTTCAATAAGATGAAATTTGCTATGGAGATGGAAGCAGTTTGGTGGGGAGAAACTGAGTCAGCTTTCTTCAATTTTAATACGATTGACTTTAATAGAAAGCTTAGTCAAGCATTCTATCCTAAAGAAGTTTTAGTTCAAGCAGATATAAATAACCCAATCAAAGAGCCTAAAGAGAAACGTCTCTTAGCAGTCGATGTTGCCCGAATGGGTGGTAACTCAAATGACGCTTCTGTGTTCAGTTTGATTAGATTATTACCTAAGGGAAAACAACAATATGAACGTCAACTTAACTACATGGAGGATATGGAAGGTATTGACTTCCAAACTCAAGCAATAAGAATTAGACAATTATACGATGATTTTGATTGTGATTATATTGTACTTGACTTAAAAAATGTTGGTGCTGGTATCTTAGATAACTTGAGAATACCTTTAACCGATATTGATCGTGGTGTTGAATATGAGCCACTGAACGTTTCTAATGATGATGATTTAGCTTCTACTTGTAAATATCCAGAAGCACCAAGAGTTATTCACGTTATTAACGCTACTAATGAACGTAACATGGAAATGGCTAACTTATTAGCCGATAACTTCATGCGAGGCAAATTTAGATTGTTAATTCGTGAAGAACAAGCTGAAGAGTTATTTAGACAAGATAAGAAACTTAAATACCTCAATCTCAACCCTTCTACTCAAGCTCTACTTAAATATCCATATCGACAAACTGAATTATTTATCAGTGAGGTCATGAACTTAGAGCAAGTAAACATGGATAATGGAGCATTTAACTCGTTACTTCTGGCAGAGCACGTAAGGATAGATACTCTTCTGTTTCTTATGGAAATCAATTCGCTACTATTCTTGAAAGAGAATTAGCTCGTCACACAAGAAACATTGATTTCAAACGTTTTGGATCAGTCAGAAAACCTAAAAATATTATATAGAAAGATGTGATAACACGTTGGAAGATAAAAAAGCTCCAGTAAATGAAGACTTTTTAAATTACATCAAAAACTATGCCGATGTAAGAAACATACCTCTTTCAAGACGTAAGATGGCCTCGTTGTTTCACACTTCTAAAACTGCAATTGATGATGTCTCACAAGAAAAACTAAATACTTGGTTACGAAAACCTGATAAGTTTTACGTGAATATTATCGAGCTTTCGAAAGACTTATATTACAAGTCTGGTGAATATCGTAGCTTACTTAATTACTTTATTGATATGGCTCGTTTCTATTATGTGATTGATCCATTGTTTAGCAGCGATAGTAAGATGAGCAAGGAGAAAGTCAAAAAAGACCTCTCTAAAATATCTTTACAACTTAATAAAATGAATTTAAAACATGAGTTAGCTAAAATTTACAAAACATGTGTACTTGAAGATATTTTCTTTGGTTATGAAATCGAAGATAAAGACAATTACTTCATGTTAAAACTTGATCCAAAGTATTGTAAATTAGTTGGTATCTCTGACGGGATGTATACATATGCTTTCAACCTGTCCTATTTTGACGGTAATTTAGATTTATTAAAAACATTCCCAGAAGAGTTTCAAAGAGCATATTTAGAACGCTCTATTGATAAGCAAGCTGACTTAAATTGGTTTATTCCAGACTTCACTAAATCAGTTGTTTTCAAAATTAATGAAGACGATCCTACTATTTTACCTCCATTTTCTACAATGTTTGAACCCCTATTAGATTTAAACGATTATAAAAAGCTTAAAAAAGCTGGAGCTAAAATTAATAACTACATGTTATTACATCAAAAAGTGCCAATGCATGATAATGCAAATAAAGATTATCAAGCTGATAACTTCGCAATCTCAGCTGAGGCAATGGACTACTTCAGCGAGTTAGTTAACGAAAACTTACCAGATGAAATTGGTTCTATCGTTTCCCCTATGGAAGTTAACCCTATTAAATTAGATAGAGATGATAAAACTGATAAGGTACTTGAAGCTACTAGAGATGTTTATAACGCTTCTGGTGTTTCTTCATTTATCTTTAACAATGATAAAAACTCTACTGGTGGTTTAACTTACTCAGTTCGTAAAGATGAGTTATTCGTAATTAATTTCTACCGACAAGTTGAGAGATGGTTAAATCGTAAAATCAGATATGGCAATATCGTAGCCAAAAATCAATGGAGAATTTCTCTATTAAATGTAACTGGAATGAGTGAAGATACTTACTTAGAACAATTAACTAAGTCTGGCACATTCGGTTTCTCAGTTAGAGGACGTATTGCTGCATTACATGGTTTAGATTACCATACCTTATCTCAAAGTTTAGAATTAGAAAACAACATCTTAGATTTAGATACTAATTTAATACCTCTTGCTAGTTCTCATACTGGTGGTTTAAATACTGCTGTTGAACAAACAAAAGGCAAAATAGAAGACTCTGGTGGCAGACCTACTAAAGAAACTAAAGACTTGTCTGATAGTGGACAAGCAAATCGTGACTCTAGTAATTCTGAGACAAAATCTTTAGAAGGTGGTGACACTAATAATGAATAAATCAAGTAATTCTATTCCAATGTCTACTCAACTTTTAGAAGAATACACTTCAGAAGAAGGAGATATTCGCTTCACGAAAGTTAAGTTATGGCTTATGCATACTGGTCTAAATTTAAATGGTTCAGTCTTCAACAAAGATGTAGTAGAAAAAGCAATTCCTACTTTAGCTAACACACCTATTATGGCAAGTGTTTCTTATAACTTTGATGGAGAAAAAGACTTCGAAGGTCACGAAACTGATATAGAGATCACTGAAGACGGTGAAATAAAATTAATAAATTCGACTGTACCTTTTGGAGTTATCCCTGAAACAAATAATGCAAAATTTGAAACTCGTCTTGGGGACGATATGGTTGAGCGTGAATATCTGACTTGTGAAGGTATTTTATGGAACAAGTGGGATGACGCTGTTGAAATTTTGCAATCTAAAGGTGGAGTAACTGGACAATCTATGGAAATTTCACCTAATTATACTGGTTATTTTGATGGTGAAAACATGATATTTGAGACTTTCAGTTTCTATGGTGCTTGTCTATTAGGTGATGATGTTACACCAGCTATGAAGAACAGCACAGTAGAAATTAAGTATGCAGCTAAGACTGATGAATTAATTAAAGAAAAGCTACAAGTGTTTAACAATATTGTTTACGCTAATAAAGGAGGAAATGAAGTGCCTAAAAAAGACACAACTGTTTTTGACGAGCAAGAAACACATGTAAATGCTCAAGGAGACTCTACTACTGGGAAAAATGTAGAAGGAGAGCCTAAAGCAAATGCAAATGAAGCTTCTACTAAAGAAGAAAAATCTCTTGAAACTGATGGACAAGAAGGACAAGAAAGAGAAGAAAAAGCTTCAGAAGAAACTCTTATTGACTCTCCCCTAAGTGCTGAGGAGCAAGTTACAGTTCAAGTTGAAAATGTTGAAGATATTATCGACACTCACAAAGAGGTTAAAGAAGATATCGACAATTTGCCTGAAGCAGTAGACATGATTACTGTTGCTGGTGTTGAATATTCAGCTGAAGACATTGCTGCAAAACTTACTGAGTTAGCTTCTGTTAAATCTCAATTAGCAGAATATCAAAGCAAGTTTGAAGCATTACAAAAAGAAGTACATGCTGAAAAAGTTGAAAAACTATTCTCTACTCATAAAGATAGCTTATCTATTGAGTCTATTGAGAAACTTAAAGCTCAAGCTGATGGCATTACATTGCCTGAACTTGAAACATTAATCTTTGCTGAGATTGGTAGACAAAATTATTCTGCTAAACCAAAAGCTGAGACTAAAGCTACAAACTTTTCACAAATTGCTATTCCAGTAAACAAAACTAGTAACAACTCTTTAGAAGATATCGTTGCTAGTTGGAAATAAATATAAAATCTTTGGAGGATCATATAAATGGCAAAATTAAATTTAGACCGTGTAAAAGGTCACTACGTTGAAACAATTAAAGCTGACAAAGAATACGAAAACGGTTCTTTAGTTGGTAAAGGTTTATTAGAAGATGGAGAAATTCGTCTTTACAAAGCTGCTGAAGCTACTGCTGAAAACTGCTTCTTAGTTTCTACTCCGGAACTTGATTTAGCTGCTAAAGCAAACGGTCATGGTTCAATCGACTTTGTTAACCCTAAAGGTTCAATCATGCGTGCTCATCAATTAGAAGTTGGAGATACATTTACAGTTGAACAAAAATTACATGGTACAGGTTTCGTTGCTGGTGACGCTTTAACTGTTACTGGTGGGAAATTCGCTAAAGGTGAAGGTGCATTCGTAGTTGAATATGTAACTACTATTGGTGCTGATCGCCGCCCTGCTTATTCAATTCGTAAAGTTAAGTAATAAATTATAATAACACAAAATGTATGGAGGATAACTTAAATGCCTAAATTTAGTAATGAATTAAAAGAAGTTGCTATCCAAGCTGCTCATGGTGCAACTACTACTCAATTTTCAAATAAAGACTTATCGGACGCTGTTCGTAAAAAAATGATCGAGGAATTAGGTTCAGATACTTTAGATTATTCTACTTATCGCCGCCGCAAACATGATTTATTCGAATTCATCGAAGAAACTGTTGCCCCTATCGTAAATGAACGTACTGCTGAAATTTTCGGTCAGTTCGCTGAATACAAAAATATCGCTTTCGGTGATCAAAACAAATTCTTCATCGAAGATATTAAATTATTCCCTGTTGCTACTATCTCTACTGGTAACGGAAACGTAAAACGTCAACGTTTAGATAGTCAAGAATTAGTAGTACCAATGCATACAATCGGTGCTGGTGTATACGAAGAGTTAGTTCGCTTTTTAGCTGGTCGTACTGATTGGGCTCGTTTAACTGCTCGTTTAGCTGAGTCATTTGTAAATGATATCGCTCAACGTATTGGTGACGCTCTTTACAAATCAGTTGACTCTGTTGGTTCTACTTACAAAGCTAACGTTAGTGGTAGTAACGGTGAACTTAAAACTAAAGTATTAGAAATCGCTGACCACGTTGAAGCTGCTAATGGTCAAGCAGTAATTGTTGGTACTAAAGCTGCTCTTCGTAAATTAAAACCAGAAGATAGCTCAGACTTACAAAAAGGTGCTAAAAACGAAGTTGGTTACTTCGGTTTTGTTGATGGAGTTGAATGCATTGCTTTACCTCAATTCCACAAAGCTGGTACTGATGAGTTCGGTCTTAAAAACGATGTTATTTTCGTATTACCAAGCTCAGATGAAAAATTAGTTAAAGTTGTTCAAGACGGTCATTACATCGCTCGTGAAGAAGGCGGATCAGAAGGATATCGCACAGACTTACAAATGAGCTTAGACGTAATCACTCGTGTTGGTGTAGCTGTTGTTACTGCTGCTCGTTATGGTGCTGTTGAATTAAGTTAAGCTTAATATGATTAAAGTTTGCTCCCTATTAATTTAGGGAGCTTATTTTATATGGAGAAAAAGGAGACATTTAAATGGCTATTAAAAAAACTACAACTACTGAGAAATCTACTCAAAAAACTACTAAACCTACTGAAAAGAAAACAACTCGTACTGCTAAACCAAAGCGTAAAGAGGTTGATTTATCTCAATCAGTATTAGTTATTAATATGACTCAAGGTTCATTAACTTATGTAGCTAAAAAAGGTACAGGTTATTTAGAATTAAGTGAATACTTAGATAGTGATTATTTAACTGTTGAAGAGTTAAAAATCATGAAAAGTTCAGCTAGAGGCATGTTTGATAAAGGTTGGTTGTTTGTTGATGATGAAGATGTAGTTGAATTTCTTGGAATTAAGAAACAAATGGACGCTATCTTATTACCTGATGAGTTAGATGACCTATTCGAACTTCCAGCAGATGAACTTAGAGAGCGATTAAAAAGCTTATCACCTTCAGTGAAAGAAACAGTTCATTTAGCTATGAAGAAAAAATATGAAGATGGTGAACTAGCAAACGCTCACGTTATTCGTGCTATCGAAGAGTCAGTGAATATTGATAATAACGTTTCAATTCTAAATATCTAGTTGGGAGGCAAATTCTCTTGACAGAATTTACTTTAATTTATGACAAATTTTTATCTAAACTAACAGATTTTTCTTTAGCGAGATTAGATAAAGACGTTTTAGAGTCAGATTTACAAGAACGGTTAATAACTGCTCTTTCAGATTTTGCACAGTTACCCGAAGAGAAAACTGAAGTTGATTTAAGTACAAAAACTTTTACTAATGGTCTAAGTGTAGAAGAACAAAATATCATCGCAACTTTAATGGTTATCAATTATTTAGACAAATATATTTTGTCTGAAGATAATATGAGAATTCTATTAAACTCTAAAGACTATAAACAGTATTCACAAGCCGCTTTACTTAAAGAGCTTAAAGCTACTAAATCTGAATATCAATCAGATGTTGACGCTAAGCTTAATAGTTATAGCTTTAGACAAAAATTCCGAAAGAAAAAGAAAGATGAACAGTAAATCTTATACTTTTTATCTCACGGAATTGAAAAATAGAGTTTTCAAAATATTGCCTTTATGTGAAGAAAAGAATGACTACATAGATAAGTATTTAGAGAATTTGATCATTGAACTCAAAGGGCTTCCTAAAGCATATCCTGAAGTGTTTGATAGTCAATCTGCTTGGTACGTTAGAGTGTTAAGCTCTTTATTTACTTTCTATGAAGACTTTTCTATCGCAGAATTACATAGTGTTGATGGAGTTCAAAGAGTAAGACGAATTATTCTATCATTAGTAAATTTGATAGATAAGGAGGTAGGACGTTAAATAATGGACTACTTTGAAAGATATAAAAATATTAATATGCCTTATGGCACAGATTTAAGTTCACATGTCATTAACGCAAGTAAAGACAGTGCTTTGAGAACATTTCTCTCTTCCCCTACTCTATCTGATATTTATGTTGATAGTATTCCTACTCAGTCAGTTGTAAGTAATTATTCTGGTGACTTTTTTGAGCGTACGTTCTTATTTGAGCCAGACTCAGACTTAGCTAAAGTAGGTAATTATATTGAACATAGAGGCTATACATACTTAACTATGAAAAGTAATGATGATGATATTTATCCTAACCTACACGCTAAGTTATGCAATGAAGATTTTAAACTTCCATTAAAAATTACTAAGAAGAAGGTTTCTACTGGTCGTGGTGGTTACACTTATGTTGATCAATTAGAGACCAAAGATATTCCTATTGTGGTTGATGTTAAAGGTTACTCAATTGCGGATAATGCTATCTTACCTTTAACTGAAGGCCGAGTAATTATCTATATGAAATACAGTAAGGAATACTTAGAAAAAATTAAACTTAACTATGAGTTTGAGTTATTTAATGATAGTTATAAAATCACTGATATTCAAACAGATAACATAATTAATCATCAAGGTTATATTGTATTATCTGCACAGAAAGTAGTTGAAACAAATGCAACTTAGATATAAAACTTCTGGTCGTGGTGATATCTTACAGAAATTTATTAAGGTAATGGCAAATGATGAACACTTATTAAGATTGCTTTACTACAACCCTATTGATGAGAATGGCAATTATATAGAGTTCACAGACGCTTCTTTACCTAATATCACCGAGATGGACGAAGAGAAAAAAGACCAAATAGTAAATGATTTGATTAGAACGTCTCAAAAGAGTGACGACATAATCGAGATGAAAAAGACAGTTATTTTTGTATTTTATGGTAAATCGAGACCTAAGTATAACAATCATACTCTTGTAGACAGAGAGATTATTTTTATGATCCTATCTCATAATGATTTCTCATTTGCTGATAGAATAGAGGAAATTTGTGATAGATTAGATACTTTGTTCGTTAATAAGCATATTGGTGGCATTGGTAGAACAAACATCGGAATATCATTCCCTGTTGAAGCTCCAAAAGAATACCTTGCTTTTGAACAAAAATACACTATCACTGATAAGCGGATGTGATTTAAATGGAAGAGTTATTAGAAAATCTATTTGATGATCAGAGTATTCAAGATAAAGTTATCTTGAATTTGCCTATCGAAAGTCCATTTGGTGAATTAAAACCACTGAGTATTCATGATTACATGCAACGACTCTCTTCTATTTCAGTAATATCTCTTAACAAGAAATACTTACTCGCTGAGTATGGTAAAGGTTATCAAGAAGAAACTGGTCAAACTGATAATGAAATTTTCACAATGTTGAAAGACTTGAATGAAAAATATTCATTATTCTACTTTTTAAGAGAGATGTTCCAAGACCTTCTCCACCACTACATTATTATAACCCGATACGTTAAGTTCTACGATTATCAATACGATAAGAAAAACCCTCAATCTAGAAAAGACATTGATGAAAATAGTGATGACGATACACCTTTGAGTGAAAAGGAATTTACTGAGGCTATCTTAGAAAAATGTATTCAATTTGTATTTTCATTAGATGATGATCAATTTGAGCTTTATCGTAAATACATATTACAACTTCATGGACAATCTGAACCTAGAGCTTTCTTAAACCCTAAGCTTCAACGCAATGAAGAGAGATCTAAAGCTTCAAAGCTTAAAAAGAAGGACTCAACGCCAACTTTATCTACTATGGTTACAAGTTGTGCAGTGTACATGGGCGTTGATTACTCAGATATTATGAAATGGAATGCTTTACAATTACAACATTCATTCCAACGAATTTCACTATTCATTCAAAATAACGCTACAACGTTGTTTGCTACTGTTACTTCTGAAGTCGATTTAGTTAATTGGTCAGAAAATATTACTGACAATGAGAAAAAAGAAGATATGACTTTAGATACTTTCAGACAGAATGTAAGTGGAGTTTAGTTAGAATATATATAAATTATTTTAGGAGGAATTGGAATATGCCTTTATATATCCAAGACACTGCGGACGCAGTATTAGAACGTAAATCGGACAAATTTGTTATCGCTACTGGTACAACTCAAACTGTTACTTTGAAACAAAAAGTTGACGAAGAAACAGTTAAAGGCGGTATTGGTAACGCTGCTCAATTCACAATCAAATCTAACAAAGAGTTAGAAATCACTATGGAAGACGCTTTATTCAACTTCCAATGGTTAGCTGCTACTCAAGGTGTTAAAGTTGTTAACGATAAATTAGTTGTTAAACGTACTGAAGTTGCTGAAGTAGAAGAAGGCGGAAAAGTTACTTCTGTTAACTCTAAATTAGCTGGTGAGTTAGTTGTTATCGACACTTATGGTAAAAACGTTAAAGGTAAGTTCACTGCCGGTTCTGCAACTATCTCTGACTTGTCTTCACAAGTTGGTAAAAACGTAACTATCGTTACAGAAGAAGAAGTTCAAGGTGAAAAAGTTTCTATTCGTGCTGACCGTTTCGCTGAAAAGTATCGTTTACAATTATTCACTTATGCTTATGACCAAGATACTGAAGCAATTGCAAAAGACGTATTCTTGACATTCGATAACGTTTCTCCATCTTCTGAGTTTGACTTAAAACTTAAAGCTGGTGATCCATTATCTCCAGAATTACAATTAAAAGCTACTGCAAACCCAAAAACTAAAGAAATTGGTTCTTGGATGATTGTTGATCATAAAGAAGACGCTGGAGCAACTAATTCAGGTGCGGTTATTGCTGGTAGAAGAGCTGAAGATACAGCTTCACATTTAGGCTAATAATTTAGTCATAAGAGTGAGAGATTAATTTCTCTCCTCTTTTTTATTTATCCAAATTTATAGAATAAAAGGAGAATTTTATCATGAAAATAAACGACAATAACGATAAAAATGTCGAACAAAATGCTGTTGTTGACTTAAAAAAGGTCTTAGAAATGGCTAAATCTTATGATGAAATTGAAAGATACACTTTATCAAACGGTGAAGACATTGAATTCTATCCCCACTTCTCTCGTACAAAGATTAAAGAAATCATTGAAGAGTATAAAGGATATTTAATTTCTGAAGATAAAGATGATATGAAATTCATGGATATGGTTTCTAAAGATGATGTAAGCTTAGTCCTTTTCTGGTACTTCTTAGCTGTTAAAAAATTCACTCATTTTGGTGAGTCTATGAAACGTATTAAGAAAGTTAAATCTTTAGCTCCTTATTACAATGCATTATTAGAAACGGGTATCTTAGAAGAAATTTGTAATGACGCTTTTGCTTATGAAGAGTTATCAAAAGTTACTGAAATGTTTGCAAAAGAAGCTGCAATTAATGTAACTGCTAATGAATTTGTAAACAAATATGAAGATGAAATTGAAGTAGCTCGTGAAAAATTTGCTAACACTTATTTAAACAAGAGTGAAGATTAATGCCTCAATTTAGTAATTTACAAAGCCTTAATAACTATGTACTTAGAGCAATAACTGAAGTAATGAGAAATGAAGTTGCTGACGCAGTTAGACAAGAATGGATAGCTATGATGGAAAAGAATGTGTATGGAACGTATCAACCCTGGTCATATGAACGTAGACATAAACAAGGTGGTTTAGCTGATCCAAGAAATATTCAAATCGTTTCAGAAAAAGTTGCTGCTGACTCTGCTGCTATCGTAATGGAGAACTTGACTAAAGGTCAAGGTTGGGATCATTACTATGGTGATTTAATCAATACGATGATTGAAAGTGCAGACGGTTTTGCTGGTAATTCAGCTTTAGGAATGCCTAAACGTCCTTATACCGAAGAAGCAGTTGATTTCATGACAAAAGGAATTGGTAGAAATACTATATTGGACGCTCTCACATCAGGTTTAGCTAGAAGAGGTATTAATATCAATATTAAATAGAAAGTAGGAATTAGTATGGCAATCGAGAAAAACATGCTGAGAGAGAGAGCCAAAAAGCTTCCAACAATTACAGATGAAATGTGGGAAAAGGTACATCCTGTTTATAAGGAACTTTTAAGTGAGTATTTAGGCTCAGTAGATTTATCGAGAGACACTAAAAAACAATATACTTCAGCATTGAAACAATTTGGTTGGTTTGTTGCTGATAGTTTAAACAATAAACCCCTATTCAAATTAAAGAAACGTGACGCATTGCGTTATATGAACTATTTAAGAGAAGACCGTAAGATGTCATCATCTGGAATTAACTTAAAGAAATCTGCTGTATCTGCTTTCTGTCAATGGATAGAAAACTATATCGCTGATGACTATGAAGATGAAAATGGAGACCTAGTATTTGAAACATTTCGTAATTTCATGACAGGCTTACCACCAGTTGTAAAAAATCAAGTATACGATAAGAAGAAAGTTACATTCGAAGAGTATCAAGAAATGATGAAAGCTCTAAGAAGTGATGAAGATTATTTAGGTATGGCTTGGTTAGCTACTGCATTTAATGTTGGTGCAAGACGCAGCGAAATTATACAATTTAAAACATCTTTATTCGATCATGAGTGGAATGCAGAAGGAAACTTCTTAATGTCTCATAACGTTCGTGGTAAAGGTCGTGGTGAAGATGGTAAGATACTTCAATTTATGATCAATGATGAAGCACTTAAATATATGAAGCTTTGGGTAGAAAAACGTGGATATGAAGATGAATACATCTTTACAGTTGGAAATGAGAACACTCATAGACAAATGAGTAAGTCTTGGGCTGATTATTTCTGCGAGCATACTCTATCTCATATTTTAGGAAGACGTGTTAACCCTCATATCTTTAAAGCTAGTTGTGTAACCTATCTATTAGAAGTTAAAAAGGTTGATATTAAGCACGTATCTAAATTAGTGGCACATCATGAGTCAGTTGAAACTACTCAAATATATGATTTAAGAGACTCTGAAGAAGAGAGAAACTCTATCTTTAGTTAATCTAGTTTTGAATTCTTGTGGGAATATTTAGTTCTCATAAGACTTGAATACTAGATTTTTTATAATGATTTCGAGAATAAAAGGAGTGAATATAGCGTGGCAAGTGATTTTAATATAGGTATATTATCTACCTTAGAGATAGACTCTAGCTCCTCAAGAAAGAAGATTAACGACACACTTAAAAATATTGAAGCAAATATTAATAGCATTAAAGCAGACTTAGAAGTTTCAGATACAAAGAAATCAGAAAATAATGCTATAAAAAGTGCAAACAACGTAATCAGAAACATCAATTCAAACGGTAATTTAAAGAAATTAAATGTTGAACTAGATGTAAACTTAACAAAAAGTAGACAAAACATTCAAAGAGCATTATCTACTCTATCAAAAGATTTTAAGAATAAGAAAATTGATGTTGAAGTTAATGCTAAAGCTAATAAAAATTCAATCGGACAAGTTAAGAATTCTATTTCTAAAGGTGCAAGTCAGCCACTAGAAATTAAAGAGTCCCCTAGTAGTAGAAGCACTAGTAGAGATATTAAAGAACAGCAGTCTTTAATGACAGGTTTAGCAAATTCTTATAAGAACTTAGATGATTTAACAAGAGCTTTAAATACAAGTACATTTGAAGGGCTTAGAAAAACTGTAAAAGAAATTAAGAACGCAGATAATTCTCTTAAAAGTTATCAAGTTACTTTAGAACGTGTTAACCAAGAAGGTAAAAAATTAGGCTCTCAAAGATTTGATTATACCCCTTCTGCAAATGGTTTGAAGTTAAACAAAACTCAATTAACTGATCAAACAGATAAAGCTCGTAAAGAAGAAAATGCTGCTATTAATAAATTATTAGAAAATGAAGTTTCTAAGTATGATCGTTTATTGAATAAAGGTAAAATTGATATTAAACAACATCAAACTTTACTTCAAACTCTTAGACAAATTACTAATGAGAAATCAAAAGCTAACCAATTTAATAGAACTGATTTCAATAGAGTAGCAAAAGCTGCTGCTGATGAAGCAAAAGAATATCAATATCAAAATGATATGCTTCGAAAGAAATTAGCTTTAACTTCTCAAATTGAGCGTATTGAAAACAGAATGGCTGCTACAATTGATAAGCAACAAACAAATGCTTTGAAAAATCAATTGAATTCTTTAGGTAATAATAGAACACCATTCGGTAAAGAAGCAGCTTTCCATATGAACCAAATTCAAGACAAGGTTCGTCAAATCTCTGCTGAAGCTGAAAGAGCAACTAGAACTCAGTTAAGTTTTGTTGATCAATTCAGAGAAGCAATGACAAAATCCCCAGTTTGGATGGGTGCTACTACCCTATTCTTCGGTGCCATAAATGGTGCTAAAGAAATGCTTGATGTAATTACTGAAATTGATGGAAAAATGATTACTCTTGCAAAAGTTACTGGTGATGACAATGCACTTCAACAAACATTTATTGACGCAAATAATGCTGCTTCTCAATTCGGACAGACATTAGGAAGCGTATTAGATGTATATGCAGAATTCGCTAGACAAGGTGTTAAAGGTAATGAGTTATCTCAATTCTCAAATGCAGCATTAATTGCTGCTAACGTTGGTGAGATTGACGCTAAACAAGCTTCTGAATATTTAACTTCTATGTCTGCTCAGTGGGAAACGACTGGAAACCAAGCTATGAGACAAGTTGACTCACTCAACGAAGTTTCCAATAAATATGCTACAACTGTTGAAAAGTTAGCACAAGGTCAAGCAAAAGCTGGCTCTACTGCTAAATCAATGGGACTTACTTTTGATGAAACTAATGGTATTATTGGTGCATTAACAGCTAAGACTAAGCAATCTGGGGACGAAATTGGTAACTTTATGAAAGCCACTTTACCTAAACTTTATAGTGGTAAAGGTAAATCAACTATTGAAGGCTTAGGCATTAGTATGAAAGATGAAAATGGACAATTAAAATCTGCCATTTCTCTTTTAGAAGAAGTTTCTCAGAAAACTAAAAACTTAGAAAAAGACCAAAAAGCCGCTGTTATAAATGGCTTGGGTGGAACATACCACTACCAACGTATGCAAGTATTATTAGATGATTTATCTAAAACAGATGGCTTATATAAACAAATTAAAGAAAGTTCCGAAAGTTCAGCTGGCTCTGCATTACAAGAGAATGCAAAATACATGGAGTCAATTGAAGCTAAAGTTAACCAAGCAAAAACAGCATTCGAACAATTCGCATTAGCTGTTGGTGAAACATTTGCTAAATCAGGAATGCTTGATGGTATCAGAATGGTTACTCAACTTTTAACTGGTTTAACTCATGGAATTACTGAATTAGGCACAACTGCTCCGATTTTCGGCATGGTTGGTGGTGCTGCCTCATTAATGAGTAAGAATGTTAGAAGTGGTTTTGAAGGTGCTAGAAGTAGTGTTGCTAATTATATTACTGAGGTAAATAAATTAGCTAAAGTTAACAATGCTGCTGGTCAAGTTGTTGGACTTCAAAAAGTTCAAACTGGTACAGCTTCACAACTTCAGTTTAATAAAAATGGTGAATATGATAAAGCTGCTTCACAAGCAAAGGCTGCTGAACAAGCAACTTACCAATTCTCTAAAGCTCAAAAAGATGTATCAGCTAGTGCTATGATCGCTTCAGGTGCAATCAACAAAACAACTGTGGCTACCACAGCAAGCACTGTTGCCACTCGTGCTGCTACACTTGCAGTTAATGGTTTAAAATTAGCCTTTAGAGGCTTGTTGGCTGCTACTGGTGTCGGGTTAGCAATAACTGGTGTTTCTTTTGTACTGGAAAAAGTTGTAGGTAGTTTTAATGCTGCAAGTCAAGCTGCTGAACAATATAAACAAAAACAAGAGCAAACGAAGCAAGCAATAGCTTCTATGAGTAATGGTGAAATTAATTCACTTATTAGTAGTTACGATAAACTACAACAAAAAATGAATTCTGGTAGTGCATTTAATACAGCGGAAGCTGAGAAATATAAAGAAGTAACAAGTCAATTAGCTAATATATTCCCCGATTTAGTTACTGGTGAAAACCGTTATGGTAAGGAAATGGCCGGTAATAAAGAAGTAATGAAACAGAAAATTGAGTTAATCAAGCAAGAAATGGAGCTTGAAAGACAAAAGAATGCTATCAAACAAAAAGAAGAGCAAGACGCTTACATCAAAGAACAAGATAGCTTAGCTAAGAAAAACAGAGGTCAAAAATGGTATCAACTTGGTCAAACACCAGAGTTGAAACTTCAGGAACAAGCACGTCCTACTACTGTTTCTGATAATAGTAACATTAACAAAATTAATGCCACTATCCAAAAAGTGAAGAGTCAAGCCCAAGCTGAAAAAGCATTAGAACAAGTTGATAAGCAACTTGCTCAATCTCAAACTAAGAATAGACAAAATGAAGTTCAGCACTTACAAAAAGTTAGACAAGCTTTACAAGATTATATTACTAAAACTGGTCAAGCAAATCAGGCAACAAGAGCTGCGGTATTAACTGCACAGCAACAATTCACTAACCAGATAGCAACAATGAAGAAACTTGGTACTACTGGTCAACAAGTGATGAATACAATTTCTAACTCAGTTGCGAAAACAGCGAAATCTGGTAAAGCTGCACAAGCAACATTTAAGTCATTTGAAACTTCATTAGTTAAAAGCTCGTCCTTCAAGAGTAAGATGGCTAGTTATGAAGCCTCTGTTAAAAAGTTTAAGAATGCTGCTAACCAATCTGCTAAAATTGCTGCTCTTAAAGACGTAGAACGTGATTACTCTAAAGTTGCTAAAGGTATTATGCAAGCGGCAAAAGCGGCAAACATGAGTAAATCTCAAATGAAAGATTTGAAAAAATCTCTTCAACAAAATATACAAGCAGAAACAGGCTTTAGAGCTTCAGTAAGTAAAGCTGGTAAAGTTACTATTGATCAATCTAAGAAAATCAAACAGAATACTGCTGAAACAAGACGTAACTCAAGTGCTAAATTACAAAATGCTGACGCTTCAGACCAAGCTTCTGAAGAAAATAAAGAGTTAGCAGACTCAATGCGTGCTGGTATTGAAAGTTCTCAATTACTTGGAAAAGCGATGGGAGAATTACAATCTCAAGGAACACTTAGTACAGAAACTTTAATTGAATTAACTGAGAAGTATGGAGACGAAATTTTAGCTGTCGCTGGAGATCAGGAAGCTTTAAGTAACTTCATCATGCAAAAGCAAAATGAAGAAACTGATAACTACAACAAAAACCTTAAAACTAAATTAGAAAACTCTTCATCATACTATAAGGCGGTAGCTGGAGCTGACTCTGCCCTATCCAACTACTTAATGGAAAACTATGGTATTGATACTAAAAACTATAAGAGTTTAACAGAAGTCAAAGCTAAAATTACAGACCTTTACTACAATGGTTCAGCTGAAGAACAAGCTAAAGTAGTAGACGCTATCGCAAAAGCTTACCATATTGACTTATCTAACTATGGCTCTCTGAATGAGAAAAAAGAAGCATTAGAGAACCAATTGATGAAAATCTTAGGTAGTAAGTGGAAAAAATATATTGGTAGCGTAGCTAAGGATATGAAATCTCTTGGTGTTGACGCTGGTGAAGTTGGAGCAGATGGTTTTGATGACAGTAAAATGTTCAATCCGGGTGCTCTTATCGGTGCTAACAATTTCCAAAACGTTTCTAACCTAAGTAATATCAGTAATGTATTCAACTCACTTAATGGTGCATTCAATGAAGCTAAGAATGAAGCTGCTGGTGTTAGTAGAGGCTTAGATGACGCTGCTAGTGGCTTAAAAGATGTTGGTGACAGTGCTGGCTCAGCTGGTAGTGGTTTAGGTAAAACTGCTAAAGGTGCGGATAAAGCGTCTGACAGTTTAGATGGTACTAATAAAGAATTAGAAAAAACTAAAGAAAAAGCTGAAGAAGCTGGTGTCACAGTTAAACAACTTTATAAGCAATTTACAGTTACTACTTATGTTGCTGATAAATTAAGTATGGCTTTAGATAAAATTAATAATAAGTTAGAGAAACAAAAACTTTTAACTGAAAAATACGCAACTTGGTCAAGCAGTTATCGTAACTCACTTAAAGCAGAAAATAAATTGCTCGATGAAAAGACCGCTAAGATTAAAAAACAAATCGAGTCAATGAAAGAACAAATCGCTCAAGGTAAAGTTATTGAGTATGGTTTAGTTGGTAAAGATATTAATGTTCCTTACTATGAATATACTGCAAATAATTTAGATGATGGAGAAACTGGTCGTATTTCTCGATATACCGGTAATTCAACTCAAGCTAAGGTTTGGAATTTCTTTAAATCTAAAGGGTTATCTGATCATGCTGTTGCGGGTATCATGGGTAATATGGAACGTGAGTCTAGATTTAAACCGGGAGCTCAAGAACAAGGCGGTACTGGTATTGGTTTAGTACAACTTTCATTTGGGCGTGCAAATAATTTAAGAAATTATGCTGCTAGAAGAGGAAAAAGCTGGAAAGACTTAAATACTCAACTTGACTTCATTTGGAAAGAATTAAATACTACTGAAGTTAATGCTTTACGAGGACTTAAATCAGCTACTTCAGTTATTGGTGCAGCAAACTCTTTCCAAAGATTATATGAACGTGCTGGTGTTGTAGCACAAGGAGAACGTAATGCGGCAGCTAAAAAGTATTACAGACAATTTAAAGGTACTAATGGTTCATCTGGCTTCCTAAGTGGTGGCGTGGTCGCTGGAACAAATGGTAAACCACTTACTTCAGATAGAAACGCTTATATCTTAGATAGACAATTCGGACGATATAATGGTGGTGGCGTCCATCACGGAAGAGATATCACGAGTGCTACTATTAACGGATCACCTATTAAAGCTGCACGTTCAGGTATAGTTACTTTTAAAGGATGGACTGGTGGTGGTAATACACTATCTATATTTGATGGTAAAAATACTTATACATACATGCATATGAAGAACCCGGCAAGAGTGGTAAAAGGACAACGAGTTAAAGCTGGACAAATTGTTGGTAACGTTGGTACTACGTATGATAGAAGATTAGGTGGCTTCTCTACTGGCCCTCACCTTCACGTACAAGCAAACTTAGGAAAAACTCCTTCTGGTACATTTATGAACACTTTCAATGGTGCTCATAGAGCAGTCGATCCTGTTAAATATGGATATACTAGAGTTTCTGGTGGCGGTAGTCTAAACTTAGGCTCGCTAACTTCTGGACATTCAGCGATGTCTGGTTCTATCAGTGCTGCAATGGCTGAAGACTTAAATGAAGCTGAACAAGAGCGTTTAAACAAAATTGAACAAGCAATTAACGCACATAATAAAGCTGAAGAAATGAAGCAAAAAGTTGATGAGCTTAGAAAAACGTTAATGGATAAACAGCTTGAAGAAGTTCAAACTGCTAAAGAAAAAAGTGAAAATCTTTATAACATCCAAAAATCTCACGTAGAAGAATATGATCATTGGAGAACATTACAAGAAGCACGATCTGCTAAATTAGAATACGAATTAAACAAAATCGAATTCGAAAAAGGTAGAAATACTAAAGAATGGCGTAATAAAAATAAACAACTTCAAGCTTCTAGACAACTTGAAGTTAATTTCGAAGACTCAAAAATACAATATATTAATAAAGCATTGAAGAAGAATGCAAATAAAATATTTGGTAAAAATACAGTAAATCGTGATGAGTTTGAAACAATGAAGCGAGACGCTCAACAAAATATAAGAGATTTAAAAGCTGGTATTCAAACTGCTTCTGGTGAAATTGCTACTTCAATGATTGATCAAATTCTTGATGAATATGAAGACCGTGTAGGTAAAGTTTCAGCTAAAATTGAAAAGATGGGTAAACAAAAAGAAAAACTTGATTTAGCCGATAATAAACAGGCTTTGAAAAGTTCATCCCTAAGTAGACAACAAGCTAAAGACTCTAAGTCACTAGCTAGTTACATTAATTTCTATATCAAACAATTAGAACGCCAGTTAAAATTAACGGGTAAAAACCATGAATTACAACAAAAAGTAAAAGAACAAATTAAAGAAATGAAAGTTGCTTATGATGACGCTACCCTAGCCGCTCATCAATATATTACTGAAGCTGCTGAAGTTGATACAGAAAGACAACTTCAATTAAACGCTAATCGTTTAAGAGACGCACAAAACGAGTTGTCTAAAGCTGATTATAAAGCTGGTTTCATTTCACAAGAATATCAAATTGACCTATACCGAAAAAATCAAGAAGCTAAGTTCAAAGGTTACTTAAAAGAAAAAGAAGCACTTGAACAAAATAAATCAGAACTTCAAGACATGTATGAGATTTATAAATCTGTCCCTACTCAAGCTCAAAAAATCAAAGAAGCTCTAATTGAAACCAAAAATGCTATTAGAGATAATAATAAAGGTCTCTATGATTTGAAATATGATATGGCTAACAGTGTTATAAATCAAATTAAGGATATCTATTCAAAACAACTAGAGGTTGCCACGAAAGCGTATGATGATGAATACAAAGCATACGAAAAAATGATCAACAAAAAGCTTAAACTTATTGATGATGAACAAACTCAAGAGTCATTCAATAAAGATGTCCGTGATAGAACTGAAGCAATGGATAAAATTAGAGATGAAATTGCTCAAAGAAGTGGTGACGATAGTTTAGCTAACCAAAAGAAACTTAAAGATTTAAGAGAACAATTAAAACAACAAGAAGAAGACTATACGATGTTCATTAACAATAAAAATCGTGATGACAGAAGAAAAGCTTTACAAGATGAGCTAAACGATAAAAACGAACAAATACAAGAACAAAAAGAAGATTTAAATAAAGCTTTCCAAGACTTAATTGGTGATACACGAAGATTTAATGCGATCCAAGAGTCACTTATGGAAGGTCAAATTGATAAATATAAATCTCTAATTGCTGACTTAACTAAATACGTCAACGATAATATGAAAGAAATTGGACGTTCTACTAGTGAAGGAATATTAGATGGTCTTGCTGCTTCTTTTAAAGGTTTGTCTTCTTTATCTAAAGAACTTCAGAAACAAGAAAAAAATAATTTGAACCCAGTACCTAATTCAAAATTAAAACCTACTAAGGTTGATGAAGCTACAATCGCTGCCATTAAGAAAGTTAATGGTTTATCCCCTACTACTATACTTCAAGGTTTAGATATCAAACCTGTTAACCTTCCTAAAGATGTAAAACCAAGTAAAACAGTTACTAACAATAATAAAACGACTGCTAAAGCATTAGTTAACATTGAAAACTTCAACGGTACAAAAGCTGAAGCAGATAAATTAGCTAATAACTTAGCAACTGCCATGAGAAAACAAGGCGTATTATAAGATTGTGAGGAGATGAGATAAGTGCCAGATATATTCTCAATGGAATATACAGAGCTGAGAAATGCTCCCCACTTTATTTTTAACGGTTATCATACTCGTGATTTCAATGTAAAAAATGTACAAGTAGACAACGGTTTAGCAAGCGACACGTTCCTTGCTGACCGTACGCCTACTATTGAAAAAACAAGGTTCAGTGAGAAGACTTATTTACTAGGTTATACTGAAGAACCGCTTAAATTTAAAGTTAGATTATTATTTGATGAACATAAATTCACATTGAATAATATTATGACGTTAAGACGAATGATTGACACTGCTGGCTTTAAAGAATTTAGATTTGACAATGAAGAAGAGTCTGCATTAAATATTGTAGTTTATGCAATGATTACTGGAGCTTCTAATTTAACTCATAATGTAATCAATGATGGTTATGTTGACTTAGAATTCCAAACTAATAGTCCAAGAAGATATTCTGAAATCATGATTGATGAATATGACTTTAGTCGATCAGGTTCAGACAGATTAATTACTGAATTCAAAAGCGAATTAAATAGTATTGTTCAATTAGAAGAAACTTTCTCTCATGAAATTAAGCAATACACTGCTAGAACAAACTATGCAAATATTGAAGAATTTTTTGAAGATAAGAATAAAGATAGTATTCCAGATGGTTGGAAAATTATCTCTGGTAATAAAAGTGGAATTGTTCTAAATAAAGACAAAAGTTTATCATTAACTAATGTAAAACTTAGAAAACGTTTCTACCCTATTAATAACAGAAATTACTACATTAGATTTCATGGTAATGGTGGAAAGTTTAGAATTCATGAAGATACTTATAAAATCACAGATGGTTTAGTCCATGAATTTAAATATAGAAGAAACCTTTTAGGCCATAGTGGTACTTTTGATTTAGATAGTTCTAGTGATGGAATTGGTGAAGGTTGGACTCAAAAAGGAGATAATGGTGCTTTTACTATTAATAAAGTAAGTGAGTTTCAGCAAATTACTGATGGTGGTATTTTAACCTCTCCTATTTCCATTCAAAAAATGCAAAAATATGTAGTGATTGCAGATGATTTAAATAAAAATTCTACTATCAAAGTTGGTAAAAACACAGTAACCAATACTACTTCACTACTCACAAAGATGAAGTTTATTGGTAGCTTGTCAGATCATGATATTACTATCAGTGCAGCCACTCCAACTGATAAAGCAATGTTATCACATATTCGAGTATTTGCAGTTACAGACGATGAATATGCAGAATTCGATACATTGACTGACCAGCAAATTAAAAATAAATACCCACATACTGACGCTCACGACTATTTCGAATTAGATTTTCTAGATACAGCTGGAAAAATTAATTATATAGATATGTGGGAATTAAGTGATGTTAATAAAAAGAAATTAGGTAAAGGAACTAAAATAGAAGATATTATTTATACACCTTATAAGAAATATCTAGCATTCCTTAATAAATACAAAGCTAATTTCACTCGAATGAAGGTTGAATTACTTGATAACTTCGCTAAAGTAAGCGGAGATCCAACAATTAACTTCAGACCACTTCGGGATAAAACAACGATTTTATTGCAAAAATTCAACCTACTTTTACAGAGTTTATCGTTCGGTGATGATATGAAAAAGTATCAGTGGGCTGACTTGCAACCATATTATCACCAAGTTTTATCAATCAAAGAGGAAACTGCGAAGCTTTTACCAGATTTGATTAATTTCGTTAAACTGAATTCAAATAAGATTGATTTAATTTCAAACTTAGCTAACAGTAAAATTACAGTTTATAACTTTGGTGATAAACCTGTTTACCCTACTTTTACATTTGAGTCAACGAATGGCTCAGATATATTAGTAAGAAACTTAGACACCAATCAACAAACAATCATCAGTGATAATCTTGCTGGTGAGACAATTACTATGATTGGTGCAAGCGAACAAATTTATTCTTCTCGACCAGCTCCATATTTTAAATATGACGCACATGACGATAACTTTATCAGATTAGGTATTGGAAGTAATGATTTAGAATTCGCGGGCAATTTTAAACTGACAATTAAATATCAATTTGTATTACTATAAAGAGTCACTTTTGTGGCTCTTTTATATTTGAGTTTTTTAAGAATATAAGGAGGAAACAAAATGACTTTAAATAACCATTTTGCATATACATTTGAGGAGAGACCTACCCCAAAATTATGGCTTTGTAAACCAGATGGAACTAGAATTGAAAGAATTGCAGACTTTTCAAAACTTGGTGGAACATTCAAATTCACTAATGTAAACACTTTACATTTTGATTTACCATTACAAGTATTTAGTGAAGACACTAAGCAAATCGAAAGAAATAAAGTAGTTGATTTAGTAAAAAATAAATACTTAATTGATTATAGATATAACGGATATAGAGATATCTTTGTAATTGATGATATTAAAAAATCTGCTAATGACTCTGACTTTATTACATTAAATCTAGACTCAAGAGCGTCTGAATTAAATAAGAAAGCTGCAAATGAAATTGAATTACTAGGCTCTACTATCCCTCAAATGATGAACAAAATCTTATCAATTTATGCTCCACTATGGAAACTTGGACATGTTGATGGAAAAATTATTAATGTTAAACGTGAGTTAACTGGTTCTAATACAACTGTTAACGCTCTTATTGATAATATTTGTTCTCTTTTTGACGCAGTTGCTATTTATAACAACATTAATAGAACAATCAGTTTCTATCACAAAGACAATGTTGGTACAAATCGTGGTTTAAGAGTTAGGGAAAATAGTTATTTAAAATCATTTGAAGATCAATTTGTTTCAAAGGATATCGTTACTAGATTATATCCATTTGGTCAAAGTGGTTTAACAATTCAAAGTGTTAACCCAGCTGGCTCTTCTTATATTGAAGACTTCTCTTATTTCATGTCTCCATTCAAACGTGATAATAACAGAAATGTATTACAACACAGTGATTATATGTCTGATGAATTATGTCACGCTTTGTTAGATTATCAAGAGTTTTATGCTAGTAAGAAGGATCAAGCTGGTGAATTATCTAAACAATATAGTGCAATTCTTAAAGAGCATTCACAAGAAGACTTCAGATTAAATCAATTAAGTGCTACACTTCAACGACTAAATGAGCGTGTTGAATTAGTTAAACCTAAATCAGAATATATTGACTTAGGAACAAAGGTTAAGAATTTCAAAATCACTGTACCTAAATCATCATATTATTTAATCATGATTAGAAATGATGGTAGTTTCACTAGAATTAAATTCAATAATAAACAGTATGATATTCCAAGTGGTGAATGGTTGTATATTAAACTGAAGACTGGTAAGTTCAATGACGCTACTAAGTTTGAAAAACAATTAGAATACCCTCTTGAAATATTAAGTGCAAACGCTAATCTAAGAGTTGTATACACTCGTTCTTCTGAAGGAGATTATGAAGAAGAAGATACTAAAAAAATCGAAGAAAAATATAACTTAGAAAAATATAAAACTTTAGTAAAAGATCAAGAAAAAGTAGTTGCTTCAATCGAAAGACGTTTAAAAGCTTTTGAAGATCAAAGAGCAAGTGTAATACGCTCAATGAATGCTAAGAATTTCTTATCTGAAAAACTTTATAAAGAACGTGAGTTATATGTTTTTGAGTCTGTTTGGAATGAAGAAAATCATACAGACGCTCAAGAATTATATGATGACGCTGTAAAACAAATGAAGAAACAAAAGAAAATCAATAGAACGATCACAGTTGATTTAGTTAATTTCATTCAATCACTTGATCATAAAGATGATTGGGATAAATTAAATGTTGGAGATAAAGTTATTTTCCAAAACAAAATCTTCAATACTAAAATTAAAGCTTATATCACTGAAATGCAATTAGATTTCCAAACTAATCAAGTAAAAATTACTATTAGTGATATTTTTGATTACAAAGATTTAGATATGATCATCGCTGAAAAATTAGCTCAAACTACTTCTACTTCTTCTCAAGTTGATTTCCATAAACAACAAATCAGAGAGCAAACTGGAAGAATTACAGACATGACTCGTCTTATCGAAGGTGAGTGGGACGCAAATAAAAAGCGTGTAATGGCTGGTAACGAAACAGTTGATATTGGTTCACATGGTGTTAAAGTTATTTCAAAAGATAACCCTAACGAATTTGTAATCATGGTTGGTGGCGTAATTGCTATGACTCGTGATAATGGTGAAACATTTAAAACTGGTATTACTCCAGAAGGTATCAATGCTGAAATGCTTATCGGTAAAATGATCGTTGGTGAAACTTTAACTTTTGAAAATGAGTCTGGCACAGTTAAATTCGACAAAGATGGACTGTATGTTAACTCTAAAAACTTCCATTTAGTTTCAAATGATGGTGAAGAAAACTACTTCGATAAATTAAAACGTGAAATGTCCGAAAATGCTAAGCAACAAACAGACAGAATGTTGGAAGAGTATAAAAAAGAAGTTTCACAAACTATTTCTGAAGCTACTGATGTTAGAAACATTGTTGATAATGCAGCAGATATTCTTCAAGCAGCTTTTGCTGATGGAGTAATCACAGATGTTGAAAAACGTTTGATTTCTGAAACTCTTGCTCAACTTGAAAAAGAAAATAGAGAATTCGAAGATAAAATTAACTTAGCTTTAAACCACCCTTACATCACTGAGGAAGATACTATTGAGTTAAATAATTCTATCGTTGAATATAGCTCAATGTATGAAACACTTGTTATTTCTATTAATGAAAGTGTTAGTGACAAGATGATCACACCTCAAGAGTCTGAAGAAATTAATCAAAATATTATAAACTTCAGAGAAGAGATCAAAGACATCTTATCATTAGTAGAAGAAATTATTGAACGAACTAAAAATGCTCAACTACAAGCTACTTTAGAAGAAGCAAAAGATTATACAACAAGAGTTCGTGATGATATTAAAGATGAATTAAACGACTTAAATAAATCATTTAAATCTTTAAACAGTACGGTTGAAGACTCATTAAAAGATAATATCTTTGACGCTGCTGAATTAGAAGCCATCAAAACAGTTGTATTAGTAACTAAATCAGAATATCAAGATATTACAAATAGATATTCTTCAATGTCAGTAAATACAGATTTAAAATCAGAAAGTAAATCAGATTTAACAAAAGCTTATAAAACTTTAGATAGTAGCTTTAATGATTTTGTTAAATATATTGACGAAATGACGATGGATAGAGTTGCCGATGAGACTGAGAAAGCTAATTACAAAAAGAAATATGATACATTACAAAAGAATTTATCAGATTATATGAAAAAATATGATAATTGTATTTTAGAAATATCTAAAAAGTATTCTAAAGACGAAGCTGATAAAGTATTAGGTGATTTCACAGCAATCGCAACTGAATTAAAAAATGATTTTCAAGATGTCAAAGATAATTGGGCTGAGTTTAAACAAACTACTCTTGAGTCATTTAAAGACGGTATAGTAACTGAGGCAGAAAAAGCTCGATTAAGAGTACAACTAGATATGCTTGATCGTGAAAGTATGGATATTGAAGAACGATACAAAAGCTTACTTGCTAATCAATATACTGATACTAATATTAAAAACCGTTTAGCTGCTTCACGTTCTCCTTACCTATCAGCTCATGCTAGTTTAAGGCAAACAATTGAGCAAATAATTACTGATGGACAGGTTGATGAAAGTGAAAAAACTTTAGCCAATAAGTCACTTAATACTTATAACACAACGTTAACTGCTTATTCTAAAGCAATTCAAGAGGCTTTAAATACATTATCACAAATCATCTCATCTGATGTAGCAAGTAAAAAAGTTGAAGAATTCAATGGTGTAATAACTACAATTTCTTCAGACGTTGACACAATCAAGAAACAAAGAGATGGATCAGTAATCACTTATTATTATAGTGGTGTACCTACATTATCTAATGATCCAGCTAAAAGTTGGACTACCAATGACTTAAAAGACTTACATATTAAAGATATGTACTTAGACACTAAATCTGGCTATGCATATACTTTTACTAAGTCTGGTACTAGCTATTCTTGGAAACCACTTACTGATCAAGTTATTGTTAGCTCATTGAAACAGGCAAAAAATGCACAAGACACAGCAGACAATAAGCGTAGAGTTTTTGTTACACAACCTATCCCTCCTTATGATCAAGGAGATATGTGGACTCAAGGTTCACAAGGAGATATCTATGTTTGTGGAACATCAAGAACTACTGGCTCATTCGTAAGTAGTGATTGGGTTAAAGCAAGTAAGTACACTGACGATACAGTTGCTAAACAGGCAGCAAAAGATTTAGAAAATTATAAAGTTAAAATGACTAAAGACTTCAAAGATTTAAATGATGGTGTATCTACTTTTAAAACTGAGGTAATTAAAGACTTCAAAGATGGAATTGTAACTGAAGCTGAGAAAACTAGATTACGTGTTCAATTAGATATCTTAGATAGAGAAAGTCAAGATATCGAAGAAAGATATAACAGTATCTTTAACAGTCAATACGCAGATACTCAAGTTAAGACCTCTATTTCTAACGCACGTTCTACTTATAATAATTCACTTACGAATTTAAGAAACACTATTCAAACTATCATTGAAGATGGAGAAGTAACATCTAGTGAGAAAACAACTGCTAATCAAACTTTAACTACTTATAATAATGCTTTAACTGGTTATTCAACTGCTATACAAGAGGCACTAAGCAGCATGTCAAAAGTTATTGCTCAAAAAGAAGCTACTAGTCAAGTAAATCAATTTAATGAAGTTATCAATAATATAAACACAAATATTACTGATATTCAGAAACAAGTTGATGGTGCAATTGAAACGTTCTATTACAGTGGAGTTCCAACACTTACAAATATTCCCGCTTCAGATTGGAAAACTACTAATAAACGTGAAGCTCATCTAGGTGACTTATATTTAGATACCGCTACTGGTATTGTTTACCGTTTCTTGAAAAAAGGAACAACTTCCCCTACTTATTATTGGTCTGCAATCTCTGATCAAATTATTACAGACGCATTGAATAGAGCAAAAACAGCTCAAGATACTGCCGATGGAAAAAGAAGAGTTTTCGTAAATACACCTGTTCCGCCATATGACACTGGTGATATGTGGACACAAGGAGCTAGAGGTGACATTTATGTTTGTCAGACACCTAAAGCTAAAGGTGCTATTTACTCAATAAATGACTGGGTAAAAGCTAGTAAGTATACAGATGATACAGTGGCAAATAGTGCTGTTCAACAATTAAACGAATACAAACGCACTAATAATCTTGATATCGCAGACTTAAAGAGAAAAACTAGCGACTTTGAGAAAACAGTAGTAAATGCTTTTGACGATAGAGTTATTAGTATTTCTGAGTCCTCAGCTATTAAAGGACAACTTGCTCTACTTAATCATGAAAAAGATAGACTAGCTAGACAGTATGAAAATATAATTGGAAACTCTAATCTTGTTGGAGCAGAAAAAACCAAACTATCTACTACATATTCAAATATGAATACTAAGCTTAGTGATTTAAGTACCACTATTAATAGTGCAATTGTTGATAATAAAATTGTTGACGCTGAAAGTAAGTCTGTAACTTCAAAACTTGAATTATATAAAACTTCAGTTAATGAATATCAACTTGCTTTTGATAACGCTCTAAATTCAATTATTAGAGAAATCGCTTCTTCCCAAGCTAAAGATAGATTAGATGAATGGAAACGTACAGAATTTAGTACAGACTCAGACGGTATTATTGAAAGAGTAGCTGGTGCTAAGTTTGACTCAAAATGGACTGATACTTGGAGAAGTACAGTTAACCCAGCTATTTCAAAAGTTCAAAGTTCATTAAATGATACTAATAATAAAATAAGTAATCTAAAAACTGGTGGAGTTAACTTACTTCAATCATATCGTGAAGAAACAAAGGCTGTTATTGATCCAAGTATTACTAGCACTAAAAAAGCTTCATTTGATAAATTGTGGGCTACTCCTTTATATAAACCTGATTATTTTAGAACATACTTACAGCCTAATACTGAGTATACTATTTCATATGAAATTCAAATCGACAACTTTAATGGAGCAAAAACATTAACAGGTCGATCTTTTGGTATGCTATTATACGATTATACTGACACTAAGGTTTTATCTAATTTCTCAGTTGAGACTCTACCAGAGACAGTCGATCCCAAATTAGTTGGTAAGAAATTTAAAGCTACTAAAACTTTTACTACACCTTCTAGCTTCAAAAACAACTTAAACTTTTTAGCTTATGCTGGTTATTATCTAGCTAATGACGGAAGTCGTATTTATCCTTCAGTAACAATTTCTAATTTAAAACTAGAAACTGGTAATATCGTTAGTGACTGGACACCCGCCCCAGAAGACACTTCTACTACTTTACAAGATTACAATACTCGTATTTCTTCAGCAGAAACTTTTATCGAAAAGAATAAAGATAAGATTTCTCAAATTGCTACTAAAACTGATGTTGACACTTTGCTTAGCAAAGTAGCTACTTATGAAACTCAATATAGTGTTTCTAGTGGAAATAACTATCAAGTCCCTCTTCAAGAATATAATGGCTCATTCTTTACTGATAACTATACTTATGAAGTTGTTGCTAAGAACAATTCTTTAAGTTCTAACAATGTAGCAACTGCTATATTCGTAAGTAAAGGCTCAAACAATGGTTATGAATTAGTTGAATTAGACAATATGTCTAAAACTGGTGCTAACCCTAAATTTGTTTTGGATAGTAAGGGTAGACCTTCTATTTCTACTTTCTCTCCTCAATCTGCTACTCAAGATATTTCAGTTATTTACACTAAATATTTAGGTAGTGCTTCAACAATCAACACAACTAAATCATTGATTGAGCAAACTGCTAGTTCTATTGAATTACAAGTTAAGAAACTTACTGCTGAGACTGAATACAACAACATATTATTAAATTCAGACTTCTCTTCTGGCTGGGAAGGTTGGATAAATGTTGATCCTCAGTATAGTATTGTTGATAAAAATACTTTTGGTATCACTCTTCCTGACGCAATCACTAATAAAAATAAGAAATATAATACAGTTAAAATGACATACAATAAAAATACAAATTACCCTTCTGTATTTTCTAATTTTATTTCTGTTGGAAAAGGTCAAGAGGTAGCTATTGGTGAACATTTAACACTAACTTGTTATGCCTATATCCCTTCTTCATCTAAAGGTAAATTAACTGGTAACATATATATTGAATTCGCTGGTTACTATGAAAAAGACCAAAAATCAAACCCAATGATTGCTAGACATGAAATATTACCTAAAGATTTTGAATATAATAAATGGTTCAGAATGACAGCTAGTACTGCTATTCCTTCTACTAACTCTGAGGGTAAAAAAATCAATTATATTAGAGCTTGTTTACGTTATGACGGTAAAAATCAAAGCGTAAATAATAGTGCTATATTCTATTATGCGTTACCTCAATTAGAGCGTGGATCAAAACCAACCGAGTGGTCGTTATCAAGACTTGACGTATTTAGCACTGAACAATTGGCAGCTAAGATTGCCTTAAACCCAGAGAGTGTGGATATTATCGCAAGAAATATTGATTTCAATACTGACTCAATGAAGATTTATAATTCTAACGGTACATTAAACATTTCTGGAGATACTTTAACAATTAGTAACAACAATAGTTCTAATGAAGTAATTATAAATCCAAAAGGTTTTACACTTAAAAAAGATGGTGTAGTTAAGTTTAAAAATGGACTAGACACAAGCGATTATAGTGTCCAAGCTTATGAACCACAGTTTAGTTCATGGAATAATATTAAAGCTACTGATCCCGCTGCTAAGAGTAAGTATAATTACATTCGACATATTGAGCCGGGGATGAATGGTTATTACACTATAAATACTGGTGTTTACAATTTTGCAGTACAACACAAACAACTATTAGAGGTAAATAATACAAAAAATGCGAGAGTTAACAGGTATACATATCTTTACAACAAAAGGTATTTAAAAATACAAATGTCTGCTTCTTCTCAAGGTAAAAGTAAGCTTTATATAATATTCAAGACAAAAACTGGAGATACTACTCTTCATCAAGAAATAGTTAGTTCTACATCATTGGTATACCCAGATATAACAATTGACTTACAGGCTAAATTAGGTTATCCGCCTAACAATTTGCCAGACTTTTTGAATTACAAGCTGGTATTGCCTATGGAGAAAATAATTCTATTGATGGTTTCTTTAGAATTAGACGTATGGCAATGACAGATACACCAAATGCGGAGGTTTAAAAATGGAAATCATAAAAACTTATGACTCACTCATTAATTTAGAAAATGGAGATTATTATACGGATCGCTATGTATTAGCTGTTCCATACACTTCTATTGATGAGGATGGAAAGATATCCGGTGATTACTCTTTTGGCTCAACCTTTCACACGGTTGTTCCTTGTGCTACTTTAATTATTGACGAAAATACGCATAATCAACTAGAAAGTTTAAGACTTAAAATTATTGATGGCGTATATAAATTAGTAGCACCAGACGGTTATAAATTCATAACTATTGAAGATAATGAAAGCGAAGAAGACCGTGAAATTCGTGAATTAGAAGAAATGTTAGCAAAATTAAAATCGAAAAAAAGGAGTTTAAATAATAATGAATGAAAATGATTTAAATATACAAATACAAAGATTACAAGCACAAAATGAGAAGTTATCAACTGTTGTTGGAAATCAAGCAAATTATATTGCTGAGCTTGAAGTGACGAATGAAATGTTGTTATCTCAAATTCAAAATAATGATGAACAAGAAGCTCAAGGTTAATACCTTGAGTTTTCTTATGTAGAATACAAGGAGTGTTTTAATTGTCATATTTTAATAATGTCTATACGTTAAAATTAGATATCAAGCAACAAAACCCTAACCCAGTAATTCGTATTGTTCAATATGACTCAGCTGTTTTTAAAATAGAGTTATATGATAATGGACGAAAAATAGATATCAAAGATGGCGAGAGATTTACAGTTAGTGTAGAACATGAGGCTACTGGTGAAACTCATTCTGGTATCGCTAAATACGATGGTGAACAATTTGTTGTTTATGATTTAAGAAAAGCTGATATGAAAAATATTGGTACATATAGAGCAAGATTTGCCTCTTATAAAGATAGAAACCGTGTTTCTTCACTAATGTTCAGATATGAAGTTTATGAAGATTATGAAACTGTTGGAGACGCTAGTGAATTAACTATGCTCCAAGAACTATTCCAAGAAGTTGAAGAAGTTGGAAGAGTTACACAACGTCAAGGTGAATATGCTGAGGATCGTGGAGATTATGCTAATGCAGCTGGTGACTATGCAAACCGTGCTGGAGACTCTCAGATTATGAATTGGCTACCTTACGTTAAGACCTTAGCTGAAAGAAATAAACTATATCCAAACCCGGAAAACGGCGATACTGTTTATGTTATTGATGAAAATAAAGTATTCAGGTATGACGGAATTGACGCATTAGACTGGGAAGCAATTTCTGGATATGACACTTCAGTTATTCAAGACATTTATAATACTAAAGAAGATAAAACAGTTGTTGCTAAATTAAGAGAAGATTTAAATTCATTAACTATTGGTGCTAGAAACTTACTCACAGGTACAGATTTCGAAAAACCTATGAATTTAAAATATACCTCACCTACCTTTACTTTCACTCAAAATAAATCAGACTCATCTATGACATTAGCCCCTACTGATAAATACGTTTCAACTTCTGCTGTATACTTTGATTTAGAAAAAGAAGCTCTCGAAAATAATTTCTTTACCCTTTCATTTAACGTAAAAGTATTAAGTGGTAGTGCTACACTCAAGTTTAAAGTTGGTGACGCTGCTTATTCTGAGCCTGTTACTGTAAAAGCTTCATCTAATTACCAACGTGTAGTATTAACTGCTTCAACTCAAGATTTAAAAACGAATAAAACTAACCTTTTATTGCAAACTACAAGTGCTATTGCCATTGAAAAAGAAAGCTTTAAAGCAGAAATCGGTAATAGAGCAACTACTTGGACACCTTCTTATCTAGATGTAAAAACAAAACTGGATGACTATGGTACTAGAATTAAAGGTTTAGAAGTTGAAATGAACACAAACGTAGTTAAGAAATCGGTCTATGAAGCTGATAAATCTAAAAATGAAGAGAAGCTCAGTAAGATTATACAAGACGCTAATAGTTTAACATCTATCGTTTCTAAGAAAGTTGATAAAGGTCAAGTTAAATCTATGATCAACCAAACTGCTGAACGTATCAAAATTAAAGCAAGTAATATTGATTTTGATGGAGTAGTTGTATTCAAAAACAGAAACAATAAGATTGATCCTAACGCTTTTGTAAGAATTAACGGTGGAGAATTAACTGCTAAAGGTTACTACCGAAGAGTATGGCGTGATGGTAAAGCTCGTAACCGTGTTCAAGTTGTTCAACTTACAGACGGAATGCTAAGAATTTCCGATCCAAAAGGTGACTTAGTTGACTCAACAAAAGATAGAGACTATCGCTATGATATTGATGTTAATGGTAAGAGAGTTTATAGTACAGTTCGTTCTCTTTACTATTCTTCAGATGGTGTCTCTACTTACCGTGACGGTTCTGGTAAAGCATTTAATAAAGAAGGTAAAGTAGTTTCTTCTGGTACTATCGAATTCTTCTCACATGAATATTCTAGAAGTCGTGGTTTAACATTATATTCTGCTGGTGGTGCAATTGGTTTACAAGCAGCTAACAATGCTATTCATATTGACGCAGCGGCTACTTTATATAATCGTTCAAGACAAGCTAATGTAATCATTCGACCTCATGAGAACGTTCGTAAAGGTATCAACGACTTCAAATTTGGTATTAGTGCTGATAATACAGGTAGACTTGTTTATGGTGATGAAAGTAAACGTTTAGGTGTAGGACTTAGATTTTCTAAATCATCTAAAAACAAAGTAATTACAGGTATTGACTCAACTGGACGTGCTAGTTCAGATGTACGTTTGGAAATTGGTGAAGTAAGAGCTAACAAAATTTTATCAAGAGATGGTAAGGAAACAGTTTACTTCAACAATGCTGGTAGTGGTAACTTAACTCAATCAGCTACTTTACGTGCTGGCGGTATCAAAACTAATGCAACTAACTTCTATGTTGGTGTACGTGGTGAACTACGTGTTACTAATACTAGAGGTGCTAACTTTGGTAAAGGTATTGGTTACATGCCTGTAAGAGCAAGTAAATTTAACTCTGTATCTAGTAGAAAATATAAAACAAATATTAAAGATTTAGAAATTAATTCTTTAGATGTTTTGAATTCTACTGATATTAAACAATACAATCTTAAATCTGATTTAAATGACGGTATCGACAAAGTTAAATATGGTGTGATCCTTGAAGACTCTCATGACGCTTTAAAAGAAGGAGACGCAATTGACGTTTATACTATGACTTCTATCCTTTGGGATGTTGTTAAAAAGCAACAAAAAGAAATCGAGCAATTGAAAAAATAATCTCTAAGGTGGCTATTTATTAGTCACCTATCTTCTTTATAAGGTGGTGATAACCATTAGAAAGCTAAATGAGTTAAGAGAACTGTTCAAGAAAAACTTGTTACAGTTAAATATAGCCACAATTGGTTTTGATGTATTAATCATAAGTACAAGTATAATTGGTATGATCAAATCAATAGAATGGATCAATAAGAACACTAGTGAATTAAAAAATGCTTCTATATTCTACTATAATATCTCTGAAGTTGTTGATATACAGATAATGGGATGGTTGCTTTTAGTATCATGTTTCTTATTATTAATTTCAGTATTCATTAGAACACCAAATGAATTCAGACTTATGATTTTAGGTGGCTTGGTATCAGGCTTAGTTTATTTTGCATTTGGCATTCTTGCAGTGGATAACGCTTCTTTATACGCAACATATTACAACAATCTTATCAATGGATGGGTTCAAATAATAATAGCAGGAATGGGTGCAATTGGCATATGGAAAACGAAAGTATAATCGAGGTGCAATTATCTGGTATTAAGGAAGATGTAACAAAACTACAAGAAGATCATGACAAAACAAAAGAGCGTCAAGATAAACTTGACACTAAAATTGAAAAAACTTTAGATAGAATGCAAAAGTATCAAGATATGAACAATGAAAAGTTTTTACAATTAAGTATAAACAATGCTCAAATGTTAGAGATGACTAAAAATGTAGAAAAGAATACTGAAAGAACTGCGGATATCATGGAGAGAATGGTTGAAGACGATAAAGAAACAAAGGCTTCAATTGATAAAAAGTTTGCAGAAGTCGATGACGATATTAGTGACTTGAAATCAGAAATTCATACTAAAATCAATTCTATTGAGACTACTAGTATTAGTGAAGATGGAGAGTCGAGAATATCTGGTAAGACTTGGGGGACAATTTTGATTGCCCTTTTTGCACTTATGGAAACAATGATTAAGGTAGTAGCTCCCCTACTAGCTCCGTTAATCACAAAATAAATTTAAAGGAGATAAGATATAATGATTAAACTTGATAAAGGATCACTTGTTAGAGGTGTTTTAGGTTTGCTTGCTTTCGTAAACGTAGCTTTAGAATTGTCTGGTCATAACCCTATTCCTATTGATGAAGGTGCAATTAATACATTTATTACTCTAGCCTTCTTAGGTGCCACAACTATTCTTGGCTATTATAAGAACTTCAATGTAACTCAAGAGGCACATATTGCTCAAGCTAACTTAAATGCTTTGAAACAACAAAAGAAATACGCACAAAACACAGGCGGAGTAATCTCAGCAGCTATGGCTGATGAAGATAGTCTTCCTAACAAACATTTAGATCAAACTATTTAATCTAAGCCGAGTTATCTATTAACTCGGTTTTAATTAATAAGGAGTGCAATAATGAGAAGAAATTTAATTAATAATTATCGTTTCTTAGATTTCCCACAAGAGACTTCTATTGAAATTAAGCAAGGTGACTTTACTCCTATCACTGTTAAATTAGACTCTACTGAGACGATTAAAGATGATGGTAAAGACGCAAAAGTTATCTTAATCAACACTGACAATGAGAAAGTTTTTGAAACTAGCGTACCAGCAAAAAATAGAATTATCGAGTTTGCTATTAATAAGAACTTACCTAAGGGAAGATACTTTTTAGAGATTGTCTATAATCAAATGAAGTTCCCTTCTAGAGATTATAAAACTATCATCATTAATGGTTCAGCTTCACTAGGTAGTTTAAAAGAAATTAACATTATTAGTGAGGATGACGTTAAAAATAGATTTATCTCTGAAGCTAAAAAAGAATTATCAGCAGATATTGATCAACTAGTTAGTGAAAAACTTAATAAGTACGTCACTGAAAATCAAGAAGATTTAAAAGGTCAATCTATATCTATTGCTAGTCATGAATTCGATAAGAATGGTAATTTAAATATAACTTTTAGCGATGAAACTTCTATTCAAATACCTAAAGGTCAAGATGGTCGTAACGGTGAAAATGGTAGAGATGGTTTGAACGGAAGAGATGGTCAATCTACAACTACTATTACCGAGCGTGGAACAAGCGATAATCGTAACGGTGTGTTTATTCGTACTTACAAGGTTGATCATGAAGGTATTAAACAAGATTTAATAAGTGAAACTTTTGTTTCTGATGGAAGAGATGGAAGCAACGGTCAAGACGGTAAACAAGGTAAAAATGGTAATGACGGTCAAGATGGTCATTCTGTCAATGTTGATCATGTTGAATATGATGAAGATGATAATACAGTTATACATTTCACAGATGGAAAATCTGCAATTATCAAAAAAGGTATTCAAGGTGAACGAGGTGAAGATGGTCTCAATGGTAACGATGGTATATCAGTGAGCATTAAGAATATTGAAACAGACAACTCTGGAAACAAAGTTGTAAACTTCACTGATGGAAACTCAGTAACAATACCTAAAGGTGAACGTGGACTTGATGGCAAAGATGGCACTAACGGAAAATCATTCACATATTCTGACTTTACTCAAGAACAATTAGAAAGTTTAAAAGGTAAAGACGGAAATGATGGTAAGCAAGGTGCTGACGGTAAATCAATTACTATTGAAGAAACTACAACTAATAATCAAGGTGATAAAGAAGTACGCTTCTCTGATGGTACTACTCTAGTTATTCCAAAAGGACAAAATGGACAAGATGGAAAACAAGGAGAAGCCGGTAAGAATGGTGAGAATGGAACTGATGGCCAAGACGGAAAATCAGTAACAGTTACTTCTGAACGTGGAAAAGATGATGAAGGAAACAGTGGAATAAAATTCACATTTTATCATGAAATTGATGGTGAAAAAACACAGGTAATAACGTCTTCTTTCATACGTGATGGAAAAGATGGTAAAGATGGTAAATCTTTTTCTTTTAGTGATTTAACTGAAGAAGATTTTAAAAAGATTTTAGATTACGGAATTAAAAATAATTACTTTAACTCTAAAAGTGAAACTGATTTTTTAATCAGTAATAACCCACCTTTAGATAAAAATAAAATTTGGATAGATACAGGAGTCGATGAATAATGAACGCAATACCTAAAATTTATGATGAAGAAAAAAACGAATGGGTTGAATTAGTAACTAAACCTATTGCTGAAGAAGTTGTAAGAATTATGGAAGACAATTTCATGAAAAATAAAGGTCAAATTAAGTTATTAAAATTACCATATGGAAAATATTATAAAGAACAAGATGTATATGAATATACATATTATATGTTCTATAATTCTAAAGTATCACAAAAAGTTGTTGATGAAGCATATGGAACACTAAAAGGATCAGTTCAATATGTATATGACTCGCTACCAGAAAAAAGAGAATTGACATACAATGATTTAAAACAAGAATATTCTTTCCGTGCTTTTGAAAAGGCTATATTAGGGTTTAATGTGCTTTATCAAGATGAATTTGGTAGTACAGCAGTTGTTCATAGTAAAGATGTTAGTGAATTAGAATTGTATAATGTGATAGGTTCTTATAACTTCACAGTATCTTATATCTTCAATGATAACCCGATAGAAAAAAATCAATTCGTACACAAGGCATATTAATTAAATATAAGTTACATACCCAAACAACTAAATCTAAATAAAATTACAATTTTATCTTATATTATAACACAAGAAATAACATATAAGAACCTTAAAGAACTAGTTAACGCTAGTTCTTTTTTTTATTACATAAATTTAACTAAGGAGTGTTGTTCTTTGAAAACTCAAAAACAAGTCGCTGAAAGATTGCGTGCTTACGTTAACGGTACTGTTGATAGTCCATATCGAGTTAGAACTTGGACTCATTATGATGATGATTTTGGAACAATGGAACCGGGTTGTATTGATGTTGATCGTAGCTTCCATGCTCAATGTATGGATCTCGTAGTTGACTATTGTTTATGGATATCTGATAATCAATTCAGAATTCGTGGTAATGCAAAACAAGCTATCGACAACCCTCTTCCAAAAGGCTGGAAAATTATTCGTAATGAAAGAGCCACAGTGCCGAAACAGGGCTGGATAGGTGTTAATACAAGCACATATTATGGTCATATTTGGCTCGTTGATAAAGGTGCTACTCAAATGACTATGCCTGTTATTGAGCAAAACTGGAATTCGTTAGCGAACTTAAAACCAAAACGTAGACTTGATTACTACTATGGTTGTACTCACTTTATCGTTCCGCCAATTAGTTCAAATAATGCTATTGTGAGAGCTGCTAAGAACGTTTTACCTAGTCCTAAACCTATGAAAGTATTACTTGTAGCTGGACATGGTAAAGGTGCTTATTCAAACGATCCTGGTACAGTAAATACTGAATTAGATATTTGTGAAAGAGACTTTGTTAGACAAAAAATCGTTCCTAATGTTGCTAAGTATCTTAGACAAGCAGAAGTTAATGTACAATTGTATGGTGGTTCTACTATGAACCAAGACATGTATCAAGACACTAAATATGGTGTTAATCTTGGAGATACTAAGAGATATGGAATGTACTGGGCTGCTCGACAAGGTTTCGATCAAATTGTCGAATTCCATTTGGACTCAGCTGGCTCACAAGCTTCTGGTGGCCATGTAATTATTGATAATAACGTATATCAAGATAAGATTGATGAAAGACTTCATAAGGTTATTGATAAATACGTTGGTACAATTCGAGGTATAGACAAGCGTGATAACTTATTGAATGCTAACGTATCTGCCGACCTAAACCAAAATTATAGATTAGTTGAATTAGGTTTCATTACTAATAAAACTGATGTAAGAAATATCGAGAGACATCTTGAAGACTTCACTAAAGAAATGGCTGAAGCTATTGTTGGTAATGTTATCGGTAATAACTTAGGTTCTCAAGATATAAAGCCTTCTACTAAAAAAGGTAGTAAATCTAAACCTTCTAAGAAAAAACCTAAACCTCAACAAATTGAGTGGAAGTGGTCTGGCACTTTCTACCCTAATACATTGATCAAAGTTAGAAGAAACTGGGGGCTTAACGGTGAAGAAGTTCCTAGAAAATTCTGGCTTAATGGAGAAAAAGACTGGGTATATATCCATTCAGTTATCAAAGACACTAAGAATAAATTATGGTGGGCTAAGATGACTTATCCTCAAAACAAGGAAATTAAATACTTCTATTGTGCTTTAGGTAAAATCACTGATAAAGAAGCCAAAATTAAAAAAGAAAAAGAATTATATGGTAAAATTAAATGGAAATAATCATTTAAGATTATTATAATTTATCCCCTCTGACTATTTAAAATAGTTGGAGGGGAATTTTTTGTCTAAATTTTATACTAGCTTTAAATTTAATTTTGTTTGAGCCATCAAACAATTTGTTACTATTGTGCTTGTCTGTAAATCAGTTAGTCTTATAGTGTAAGAACCTTCTTCAGTCCTTATAACGATCATTACATCTTCAATTTTTCCGTCTCGATATCTGGAATAATTAGTCCTTGTGTAGCTTTACCAATAAAATTTACGTTCATTTCCATTCAAACATTATCCTCCCGTTGTATTGTAAACGTAGTAAAAATGTGAAACTACTTGTAACTATGTAAACCCTTCTTGATACTTAGTTGATAACCCTTAACTTTTATTTAAGAGTTGGAGTAAGAATTAATAAATACATAAATAGGTAATTTAACTTAGTCTAAAGAAAAATGTTTATATAATTACTAAAAAACTTAATTGTGTTTCCCAATTATTTACACTCTTAAATGCATAATTTGAAATCGCTAAATAAATATATCACGAATATAAAAAATATAGTATAAGTAACATTTACATAAAATTTACAAAAGTAACTTATTTGTAGCAATTGTGTGTATTTTATAGAATTTTTTATATTCCCTAAACATTTCTTTTTTAAACATTTATATTTCTTTAAATTGTATATTAAAATCTTTTGTACTTTTTATAACTATTGTTCTCCCCTCTTCATTCGCTCTAAGAACTGTGACTATATCAAAAATATTTTCATTAGAGAATTGTAGCAGCTCCTCTTCTGTGAAATCTCTCTCACCTTCAATTACAATTCGATATTTTTTCATAGTACATCATCCTTTCGCAAAATTTAAATACGAGAACGTTTGTTCGGTATTTATATTAAGGTAATTTTAGAACGTTGTCAACAAAAATAAAAAGCTCAATGGTAAATAACCAAAGAGCTTACTAGATATTTGTTCTACTTCGACTTATCTTCCACTAAATATTCTACTGGAATTTTGCTAAGTATTAAATCTTTTGACAGCTGTTCGTCATATTTAATAATAATTAGTTTCACATCATTTTGATCGCAAAGTTGCTGTTTATGCTTATCTCTAGCTTGTTGTTTCTTTAAACTTTCTTCTCCTCCCCAATGCTCAACTGGTTTATAGTGTTGAATACCATTATACTCAAAGCCTAGTTTTAATTCTGGTATATAAATATCTATTTCTAAACCTTCAAGGAAATTTGGTCTACAATGACGTTCGCACTCATAACCTTCAAATATATCTTCGACAATTCTAAACATCATAGTTTCAGATATCCAACCTTCTCCTATCTTAGCTACACCATATTCTTCTCTAAGAATATTTTCAGCTTCTTTTCCATAGATATCGTTATCTAAGTCGTTTTCTATTTGCACTTGATCAATATACCAACCATGATACTTCCTAAATTTACTATCATTACTTGAATATATACGATTAGGAGTTGTTTTATTACATCTAAAGCAGATATTATCTTTGAATTGAATTTCATTAATTATGTCAGTATTTTCATCATTTAGATATGCTTTAATCACTGGAGGTAAACATTCTTTTACATTTAGTTTATTTACTTTTAATTTATGTAAAGCTTTTTTAGTACAACTACACATATATGGTTCTTGATCAAATGAGTCTCTAAATGCAAAGAATTTTGTCTGATGGTCTAATGGATAATAAGTTATATGTGCTCTATTGTCATCATTTAATACAAAATCAAAACTATCTCCATAGCTATAATTTAATATTCTCTTAATTCTATTTTCGGTATGTGATACAAATTCTCTGTATTCGATTAAATATTTTTTGTATATCTTTCCTTCTAAATAAATTTCTTTATTTTTCCAATTCTTAATTAAAAAGAATATATTTTCAATGTCATCTCTATGTTCAAGATATTCCATATCGCTAGTTACTTTTATACTATATTTATTATCTTCAAATTCAAAGTTGTCGAAACGCTTCATTAAATTGATCGCAGTCTCGAAATACTTCGATTTACTTTTAGATATTGTAATTCTTAATAAATCTTTTTCTTTATTCAATTCGTCTAATTCATCTATGTTAGGTTTGTATTGATTAGGGTTATCTAACAAAAGTCCGTCTAATGCTCCATAATATTTACCATTTATCTCAACTTCCTCAAAACGATCATTCAAAGGATGTAGCTGTGGTCTATTATCTACAAGAACCTCTTCAATTATATTATGAATATGATTTTGAGTATCTCTACCTCTCTCAATGACATTAATAATTTCTTTAGAGTCCTTTATAGTTCCAATACTGATATAATTTGTGAAACTTCTTTTAGTATCACCATAAGTTATTCTAATAGGTTTGTTTCCTAAAGTTTCATCTAACTCTACTTGAATAACATCTTTAAAAGGAATTTTATATGCGAAATCTTCTTCTTGATTTACCATATAAATTGAATTAATTGATAAATAAAATGAACAGTATATATTTCTGTATGTGCCATCGAAGGTATACTCAAAGTTACAAACAGTTTTATAATAAATTTCAACATTGCCAAACTTCTTTTCAAGATATTCATCGTTCATTTTTAAATCAGAATAAAAGTCCATTCCTATTTCTCCTAATTTATTAATTTAATTATCTTATATTTTACAATACTTTTAATAATAATAAATACAAAAAATAACCCCTTGATTAAGAAATCAAAGAGTTATTTTGGAGTTTAGATTTTATTGTGTTTTATGGATATGATACTTATAAATTATTTAGAATTAGAAGTACGTCTAAATGCTAATAATGAACCAGCTGCTAATAATACTGAAGCAATGATTGTTACTAAACCAGAATTAGATTGTCCGCCTGTTTCTGGTAACGCTTTTGTTGTTGTTTGAGCTTCGTTAGTTTGAGTTGATTGAGTTGATTGTGTATTGTTTTCTTGAGTAGAAACATTGTTATCAGTTGTAGCAGTAGTGTTGTTATTTGTTGCTGCTTGAGTATTGTCAGTGCTTTGTGTATTGTTTGGTGCGTCAATTGTTAATACATTGTTTGCGTCTCTAGGAGTCTGAGCTTCAATACGTCCATCTTTATAAACTTTTGCAGCACCTACACCATTGTCTTTTTCACCAGAAAAAATAACAGTATAATAGTCACCATTGTCTTTTACTCCATTGTCTTTATCAGTAACGCCACCACCGTGTCCTCCAATTGATACAGAACCCGCTTCAGTATATTTTGAACCAATAGCATTTTTAGCATAATCTCTAACATTTGAGTCATTTACATAATCAGCTGCATGTGCATTATGTGTAGCTCCTACACCTGTAAATAATAATGCTCCCGCTAATGTAGTTGTTGCTAAAACTTTAGATTTTTTCAT